CAACTGATTTGCAGCAGGAACAGTGACAGTGTAATACCCATTAAGTGAAGAGATTGCTATATTTCCTATTAATAATTCGCTTCCAGAAGGGAATCCATGATTACCCCCTGTAGTAATAGTTGCAGTAGTTCCAGATCTTTCAATGTTTACAATGGCAATCGCTGTAGAAGAGTCTGATACGTTAGCAGAAGCCTTCGTGAAACTAAAAGTATTTTGCGACACAGCAGTAACCTGGTATGCACCGTTGAATGTAGCATCAACATTATTTATTTGAACAGACTCGCCCACAAGAATCCCGTGTGCACTTAGCGTAGTAAGTGTGGCAACGCTTCCAATTAAATTTTTTCTAACGATCCATCTAGAGCTAGGAGAAATCGACCCACCTGAAACTACTGTAGGAATAATGTTTTCTATTCCTGATCTGTTATAGGATAGAGCAGTACTACTTGGAGTAGATATTACGGTAAACTCTCCATTAAATACTGCAGGTGATCCAACATTGGAGTCTTTTACAATAATCTTTTCCCCAGGCAGTACCCCGTGCGGAGTTGATGTTGTGAGAGTAGCAACGGCAGATGCAATTGCCTTAGATATTACCGAGCTTTTAGTGGATCTGTCTCTAAAAAATGTAAAAGAGTTTAGGGTGGGAAGTGCACTAACAGTAAAAGATCCTCCGTATGCCTGAGACATATCGGTGATATTTACTTGCTCACCTACAGAAAATCCGTGACTACCTGACGTAGTAATTGTTGCTTGCAAAGAAGCAATTACAGATGTTAGAATAGTTTTAGAGTTTGTTCTACTTTTTGCATAACTAAATTTTAATCCGTCAGAAGATACGGAAGAAATAACGTAAACTCCATTGAAATTAATATCATCTACTCCCAAAATATTTACTTGCTCTCCGACAAGAAATCCGTGAGGAGCAGATGTGGTAAGAGTTGCAATATTAGAAACAAGAATTTTACCTGTAACAGGAGCAACGGGGACTCGTGTTGTTTGATAAGTGAATGATGTCAAATTAGGAATAGATGTAATACTGTACGTACCATCAAATACGCTGTCTACATTAGAAATAAGAATTTCATTTCCAATAGAGAATCCATGATTTGTAGTTGTTTCAATTTTAGCAATATTGCTGATTAATGAACGATACAAAACTTGTTTGATGTCAGAAACCCTGGGCAGTCTCGAGTACTTAAAAGTAGTTTCTGTAGGGATACTTCTGATTGTATACGTCCCATCAAATGTTTCATTAACTCCTGAAACAGTGATCTCGCTTCCTACAGAGAATCCATGAGGATTTCTTGTTGTAATTGTTGCCATATCTTCGAGAATATTTTGATCAAACGAAAGCTGAACATTTTCAATTCTTGCACTAAGTGACCCACCAAAACCAGTAGTCAGAATGATAAGTTCATCTGTAGTTCTATTGTAGATTGTTGCTGGCGCGACTACAGGACCGCTAACTTCTAAGATTGCAGGGACTTTATAGTTTCCAATATTATTGACAATTCCGGAACCAGAAAGAGTATCTCCATACTTAAGTGCAGAGATTTCTATTGTCTCGTAGCCGTCAGGTTGAGAATCGTTCCACGCATATTTGATAGGGTCTGGTGCCCTTAGCGGGATCTCAAATTCGGTACGGCCTCTTGCATTTACTGTAGCTATCTTTGGACCGCTTGAGAGTCGAACGAAAGATGCGCGAATAGGGTCAGTTCCCGCTAGCAGCCAAGTACCTCGATAGACAAGATCAGTAGCAGCGGTTAGTCGATCTCGGGCGGCTTCAACCAAAGAAGAGTCGGGAGTGAGAAATACACCTTTTAAGTTAAGTGATCTGGCTACATATCTGCCTTGTACGTCGTAGGATCCGTCGCCATAACCTCGAGGGATTTCTGGCATATCTGCTTCAGGTGGAGTCCACCACCCATCAATATCTGTAATGACCCATACAACACCATAATCATCAATAGTGTTAAAAATAAAGTCCCCAAGAATTATGTCTCTTTGAAGTTTAAGGTTAGTAAACTTAGGCTGCTTTACATTTGTAAGAGACTTATTAACGATAGCGTTTTCTCGTGCTTGCTCTATTCCGCGCTGTAGCTGTTCTTCAGTAGCCATTACAGAGTTCCTCTACGCATCATAAATGCTAGTTCTCGTGACACCTTTTGTGCCAATTCTCTTTCGTCCATTCCCTCGGAAGGATACACGTTAATTGTAGCTCCTCCTGCACTCCCGCCAGATAGAAGAGTAATCATTGCTTTGTCTCGTTTAGATAGCCCGTCCGGATCAAGAGGCTCTACTCGCTCAGACCGTCCTCCTTCGCCAATAACTGCTAGAGTCCCTCCTCTACTAGCAGAAACTACACCCCCGTCAGCTAACAGTTTAGGGATAGTAAATTTAAATTCTTTTGGCACCCAAGAAAAACCTGGAACCCTACTTATCCAATCTGGAAAATCAAGTCCGACTGTTTTTCCACCAATAGAAGTGTTCCAAAAGTCTTTTACTAAGCCCCAAGCAGCTTTAATTCCAGTTACCATTGGGTCCCATAGGCCATCAAGCCAATCCTTTACAGCTCCCGGAATGGCTCTAACGAATTTTGCTATCGGGCCATTATCGCCAAAGAAAGCTTTAACTTTCTCCCAAGGACCGTCTGGCCCGGTAAGAAATTCATAGAAAGTATCCCAAATCCCTCTTAGCCATTTACCAAACTTACCTGGAAGACCTAAAATAAATAGTCCAACTTTTCCGGCTATATCTATAAAGGAAACAATTCTACCCCAGATAACTTCTAACCTCTTTAAAAATTCATCCCAGAGGCCCGAAATCCACCCTGTTATTCTTCCTGGAAGTTTTACTAGCTCAGGGCCTATAGTATTTGTGACAAAATCAGTGACATTAGTCCACATAGTAGTGAAGAACTCTAAGAATTTTTCAGGTAGAAAAGTAATTACACCAATAATGGCATCAAAAATTGCTGTAGCAATGTCTGTAAATACTTGCGAAGGACTGGCGATACCGAGAACTTTTTTTACGGCAGAGATGACATTGTCCCAAATTCGGGTGAAAAGATCTACTAGGTTGCCTATTAAGGCACTAAATGGCGCAATAATTGCATCAACGATACCAGCAAAAATTTCACTAATATCCCCCTCTTTAATACCATTAAAGATTCTCATAAAAGCAGCAATAAATTTACCAATAGTGTCAATAATTGTTCCAAAAATTGCACCAATTATATCAAGTGCATTTTTTAGTCCTCCCTCGAAGAGCGGAATAATATACTTACCTATGATGTCACCAAGAAATTTAAAAGCTACCTTAAGCTTGTCAACTACACCAGATGTTCCACCAAGAGGTTTCAAAGCTTCTTCTACTTTAGCCTTTAGTCTTTCAAAAATTTCAATTGCTCTTTGTATAACATTGTCGATTAGGTCCTTTATTGCTTCACGAAAAATCTCTGATTCATTCCACATTGCGACAAACGCTGCAACAAGACCAATAATAACGGCTGTAAATAAAAGTACTGGACCTGTTCCAAAAGTAAAAAAGAGTAATTTAATATTGAAAAGGACAGCACTCACTGCACTTTTTAAAGCTGAAAAGGCTCCGGCAAACTTTGTAATGTTTCCTATGATTGCACCTAAGAATAGAAAACGAGCAAACTTAAAAACAAGAGAGAACGCGCGACTCAGTGCAAAAGCCGGGGCCACGATAGCAAAGATTTTTTGAAATACGGGACTTCCTGTAATGTCTTCTGCAAACTCTGCAAACTTTGTCAAAAAGCCAAAGAATGCTTCAAGAGCGCCACCGCTGGTAAGGTTAACGATGGCCTGCGCAGCTGCCTCAAAGCCTTCACCAATTGTAGGGAGCACCCCTACTAGATCTGGACCTATTTCTGCAAAAATTGCAACAACATTTCTCAGCGATTCAACAAATTTTGCAGTAGGGTCTCCGCCTTCAGCATTAGCGCTGCTTTCCGTCAACTCAAAAAAAGCTTTACCGATATCGGCAATAAGCCCACCAACTTCAGAGACAAGAGGGACAATACCTATAAAAAATTTTTCTAGTCTTGCTTGTCCCTCTTCACTTCCAGTAAACTCTTTCCATTTACCTGTAACCTTTTTGAGCATATTAAGAAGCATTTCTCCGCCTGATCCTGGACCGGCGGCTGCTTTTCCAATATTCCCGATAGTTGCGAATAAATCTCCAAAAACTCCAGCAAGAACTTTAGCAACCCCCGCAGAATCTGTTAAAGTTTTTGAAAGTTTTCCTGATTCTCTATCAGCATTTACGGTCTCTTTCCAACCACCCGTAAGTGTTTCGATCCAAGCGGCGAATTCTTCAGCAAGGGGGGCAGCAGCTTCCATAAGATCAATAAAAATATCTACTAAGTTTGCGGTAGCCCCACCAAAACTGCTAATAAGTACATCGTTGCTTTTCCAGATGTTTTCAATTTGCCCAATATTTCCGCTCTCAGTAAGAACGTTTGTGAGCTTAGTAGCTACTTTGCCGATTTCAGTAGCAGTGTCTGGCATAAGTGCTTTTAGCTTAGGAAACCACACATCCGCTAGTTTGCTAACATCTTTTGTTAAGGTGCCAAAGAGTGCTTCTTGAGTAGCAAGTTTAACTTCTTTAAATTCTTCTTTTATGCTGATAAGTTCTCGAACAAAGCCTTGAGCATTAGGAGAAAGTTTTGCCATAGCTTCTGCAAACTTGTCTACACCACCACTAGCGCCCCCTGTCTCACTTTTTAAGTCTTTTAAAGCATCTTTAGCGTCTAAAAGTGACTCTTTTGCTTCTGCCATGCGAGCTTTATTCTCTTCAACAGTTGCAGTCAAATTATTTGTAGCATCTGCCTGACCTTGTATAGCTTCTGTAACAGCTATAGCAGCTTGTTCAACACCTTCTTGAGCATTAGCGAGAGCTTTTTTAGCATCTGTCTCATTTTCAATAGCGGACACTACTCGATCAGAACCTTCAACACCCTTTTTAACCGAGTCGTCTACTTCTTTTTGAGTGTCTAGTGTGTTGTCTTTTGCTTTACGAAGCTTTAAATCTGCTTCAGCAAAAGCAAGCTCTGCTTCCCGTCGAGCTCGGTTATTAGGTGGAAGATTTTGTACTTTAGCGAGAGCTTCTCTGGCATCTTCAAAGTTAAGCACGGCACGTTGCTCAGACAGAACTGCGTCTTCTAAGGCAAATCCGAGTTGTTGAATTGCTTCAATTGCTTCTTCTCGAGCTTTTGTTGTTTCTTCTTGAGCCTTAAGAATATTTTTTTCAGCTTCAACTACTCTTTCGGCAGCTTTTGTTTGATTGTTTATACTGTCTTGATATGCTTTATCTGCATCTTCTTGCTGCTTACGAGCAGATAGTGTTGCTCTCTCATTTTGTTTTTGAACAGTAAGAACTCTTTTTTTAGCATTATCAATTCTTTTTTCAGCAGCTTCAATCTGCTTACTCATATTTTGAGCAGCGCCACCAGAAGTTTGACTTGCTGCTCCTAGTGCATCTCCAATACCACTAAATGCTACCTTTAGAACCCCTCCCGCTTGAGCTAAAGATGAAAATACATTGAGAAGAGCTAAAAGTGATGGGCCAGCAGCAGCAGCTTGCGAACCTAATGCAAACAGACCTCCAGCTAGTCCAGTTGCTATAGAAATAAGACCAGCTAATACAGGACCAAGTATGTACCCCGTATTAATAAGTCGATCAAATTTAATTTTAGCTTGATCTGCATCTCTCCTGAGCGAGGAGAACATTCCTCCGCCGCCGCCGCCACCTCCCCTTCCCATAGATTTTTTAAATCCTTTAGAAAAAGACTTACCGGCATCATCACCGGCTTTTCCACCCTCTCGATCAGCTCCGTCAAATCCGCGCTTAATGTCGTCTTTTACTTGGTTGGTAATGGCGCGTACAACAATGTATGCATCACCTACAACTGCCACGCGCCATCACCTCCTAACCGAGTGGAGCATCTACGTCTCTACCAAAAGGTAGAGCAGAGTTTGGACTGAATTTAGTTGTTGGAACAAATGCTTTTGTTTTTGGTTTTACTGGGTTATCAGGGTTAAATGGTTCTAGACCAAACTCATCATCTAAAGGGGGTAAGAGTGATCCATCTGCGCTATAAGAATTATTAGAGCTATCATCTACTGTATAGTCATATTCTTTTTTATAGAACTCCCGATAAAGAGTGGTTCTGATTTTAGACTTATGAATTGCTTCTTCTCCAGTAGCAGCGTACAGATCTTCTTCAAACATAAAATGAAGAACATCAACCATGTCAGAAGCATCTAAGCTTTCAAGTCTTATTCCACTCATAAGTGCTTTACCATTCACATAGGGCCAAAGATCTACTCCCCATTGGAGGAGACTTCTGGCCCCTTCGTAGGGCGTTCCGAGTACTCTGATACCAGCCATCCAGTAATTTCACTCAGTGTTTCAACTGTGACAATTTTTTCTGAATCGCTTGTCAATGCAGCAAATCGTTCATAACTTTCTACATTAAGTGTTTTCTTAAAAAACTCATCTACTACTTCTGCAGCAGCACCGGGATCATTTTCATCAGATGCTTTCCTAACGAGGTCTAAAAGAACTCTTCCTTGAATTGCGGGAACGCAGTGAAACTCTTCTCCATAAAGCTTAAATGAAAGTGGGGCCTTATTGACTCCACTATCTTCGCCAAAATCCTTGAATCTAGATGTCATATTCTCTTCCTTCGTGTGTCGTTGACCTTGTCTAGGTCTACCTTTATTTTACCGTACTATCTTACGCATGGGATCCGTAAGATACTTGTTTGCTTTGGTCCCAGGGTGCCGAACGGAGTTCGCATACACCACCTGACCTCTACTAACAAATCTGAGCATTTTTGCTTTTCTTGGGTAAATCATGTGTGGACGACTGCCTTCATGATGCAATCGAGCATATTTTTTTGAGGACCCTACTTTAATATATTGACCCCTTGAGTCCCTAAGATGCCTCATATGAATAGAAGATCTTAAAGCTCCACTTCGTACTCCTACTTGTCCCTTAGCAAGAGCGACAATCTGTGTACCTTTTTTGGAAAGATATTTTCCTACTTCTCCGGAAGGGGAGTCTAAAAATTTAGAAAGTACTGGCTCTCTGAATACAATATTTACCATTATGGCACCGCCGATGTAATGGTCAATGTAGTGCTCTGATACCCGCCTTCAGGCTCTGAAGTCTCTACGGTGGCAATAACACCTAGACCAAAACCCCCAGATGTCTCCCAAGCATCTAACTCAGCGGCACTCTGTATCATGGCCCAAGCGTCGTATGCTTGTAGTTGAGAGTTTTCTTGAATAACGGCTGCAGAAGGGGCTGAACCGCTAGGACCAACAACAGGGACTTGACGAGCAATTTGAATGTGTACAGTAGCGGTGCGAGGGTCCATACAACGTCTAGGCATAGTAGCTTCATCCCCAGGAGCACCAATATACATTTGAATAAATGACACTACTAACTGTTCACAATCTACGACAGGATCCGCCATTGTCCAGTATCTTCTGTCTGGCAAAGGAAGACTGTAGCTGTCAAAAATATTAACTGTTTTGTCTAAAATCTGTTGTAGGTACTCTGCAAGGGCTTTTGCATCCTCAGAAACATTTGATAAGTCTCTATTTGTAGTCACAACATCTCCAATTCGTCTTTATGCAGTATATATGGGTAGTACTCGTTCTCCCAGCTGGAAAAGCACGTTGCTGGAGACTAAATTAATAATTTCATCAATTTCAGGGTTGCCTAGACTTGGACGTGTTGCATAAATATCCAACACTCCTGGATCTCTGGCACCAATGATATTTGAAATGTCTGAATAAGAGGCAGATACTCGTATAGTGCCGTCTACTATATCCAGGTCTGTAGCATCAACAAGTTGTACTATTTTCTCATTAGACCAGTCAGACACATGAGCACTAATTGTCCAAGAAGAGTCTTCTAGTAAAAAGTCTCCGCCAATTTCATCTAGATAGATCAGAACCGCTCCACCTTCAGGTGTAACGTACAAGTCAAATGAGCTGAGAGGAATAGCAGGAGCTTTAGGAGTGATCCTTCTGGCCCTAGGAGTGTCGGGACTAAAGACTCTAGCTCTAGCTCTGGCCTTATCAGGGTTAACAGACTTAAGAAACAGATCTACCGCGTATACCCCTGTACGCATGTCATCAAGAAAGTCTTGACTATCTAGAATTGTATAACTTACTCCCTGACGAGAAACACTCGTGACTCTCTGAGGGAGAGCGCAGGTGGCATCTCCTTCGTACATTTTCACTAGCTCTGTTGCTAAAAGTCGGGCAGCAGCTCTGCCAGAAGAGGGAGGAGGTGTTCCATACGAATATGTGATCTCAACGTTGAATGCTGTCCAATTGGACCCTGGAGCGCCATAAACAGTCGAATGATCTGCTAAATAATACGTTTTAGGGTCTACAATCGCACCGACGTTATTTCTTACACAGTGGACCTTGATAACCTTACGACCCCTAAGACGCACTCGTGAACGAGAAGAAGTTCCATCTCCTAGGTAGTCATTACCGTAGACAGCAAGATCTCTTCCTACTGGAATGTTTTGAGTCTCCCCGCCAACAAGAGTAGGAAAAAACTTAAATCCAGCACCAGAAGTACTAAAATAAGGATCAAATTGAGATACATATCGTTCTGTAACCGTGGTTACCCCACTAAATTTTCGACCAGAGAGTGCCCACAAAATGCTTGAAGCAGTTTTGCAAGCATCATAGGCATAGTCAGACTCGGAGAAATCTCCAAGATCTTCTACGGTAGTCCATAGATTACTCACAATATACCTCGATATCTAAAAAGGAGCGAGTAACGTTCCGCCTAACAGTGTAACCACTAGCGGACGTCAACTCGCCCCTCTTTTTTAGAATTATGCTACTGGATCCTCAACGGATGGAACAATGAAGTCAATATCCAACTCGTCGTTATACGTTTCGTTACCTGGAACGTTGAAGTTTTCAGTAAGTGAACCATCAATGTCTGTTACGGCTGCGTATCCTTTGCTTCTGACCACGGTACCTGCAGGTGACACTGCAGTTGATACAACATCACTTGCTGTCTTAGCAAATCTAATCTGTGTTGCAGACGGTACTGCAGTGATGGTGTGTGTACCATTGAATGTTGCGTCAACATCAGCGACAACAATTTTCTGTCCTACAGCATATGTGTGGGGAGAAGATGTGGTAAGAGTTGCAATATTGGATGTCAAAGACTTGTTCGAGACAGAAGCAGCAAGATCCTTGTGCCATGTATAGAAGCCTTTAAGCCCAGAAGGAGCATATGTTGTACGAGCATATGAGTACGAGCGCTCGGTGGCTACAGGGAACTCCCAGCGGCCATCAAGACCGTCTGCAAACAGATTGTTACCTAGGCCATAGCCCTCGAACGTAGTTGCAAGCATTCCGTTTTCAATCACACGATCGCCTGATTGACGCAGGCGGCAGTAGGGAAACACCCAGTGAAAGTATGGAAGTGATGCAGAACGACGACCATCTTTGACAGCAAATGACCAACATTCTAGAGCGACACCATTTCCTGTGGGGTCATCTCCAACAGATGGTGCTGCCCAACCAATGCTCTTATTTTCAGGCGATGCAAATGTTCCAAAGTTTTTACGAAGCAGCAATCCACCTGAGATAAGTGCAGTCAGTTCTGTATCTGGCTCACAAATGGCAAGTTCCATTGTAATTCGTTTCATGGTATCGGGAGCCTTGTAGGACACGCACACAGTGCCGTCCGCAGATTTTTCAACAACTTCGTCGCCCTCTTCATATTCAGGGGTAAAAGATGTTCGCATAAATGCTGTAGTAGTGTAGCTATCTCCTGCTTCATTGAGCAAGTTTCCAGCAGCGTCCAGTCTGGTGACTCGGATCGCCACACCTTGAACGCTAGCCGCGTAATCCTGAGTGGCCATTCCTTTTTTCTCCTTTAGTATTTCTTACGTTAGTTAATGTTACGAGGTGGGTAGAGTCACTCTGACGGTGTAATGGATGCTGGGATCAAAGTAGACCGCTGCAGGGCGGAAAGCCTTGATTCTCATGTCGTTAATAGTAGCATTGACTCCTTGACCTAAATTGTCGTTTACTACTTCAACTTTACCTAAATGGACTTGAACCCTGCTGGTCGCGTACATCCATTTATTTGTAGGACTTGCTGCCGCTCCCGCTGCCCCGATAGGGCCACTTCCAGAGTACCCAGAACCAATAACAACACGAGTTCCCATCCGAGTAGTTAGATGTAAACCTTTTTCTGATGGGTCTGTGTCTAGAATGGCATTGTTTAGATATGAGGCAACGTCTCTTGTCAAGTGGATTGTTGCACTCTCTCCCGTAGGGGAGTTTGATATCGCCTGTTCTAAATACATAAGAGCAACATTTGGTGGAAACGCACCAGTTGCTGCCAAGGTTGCAGAGCCTTCTTTGCTTAAGAATAAATTGTCATTAGAGTTTCCTAAAGCAGTTTTTCCGCTCCACAACTCTGTTTCGGTAGCTTTTTGTGTTGCAGCTTCTAGTTGCTTTTTTACCCTCTTGAACCGATCTTCACCGGGAAGGTCAAATGCTGATCTAAAATCTTCTACTTCAATAAAAAATGGGGTGTATGGGAGATACCGAGTACTTCTCGTACCATCGTAAAGCTCCCCGCCAGTGACTACATCATCATCGACAGAGAGCAACCGGACTGTAGGAAGAGTGTCAAATTCATAGTCAAAACCACGAACCCAACGCTCGTCATACTCCCGACCTGTGTGCTTCTCAACGTCGGCAACGCTCAGAAGCCCGCAAGAGGCAGGTGTCAGTTCTGGAGGTAAAAACGCTCCTTGAAATGCCATCTTTTTTATTCCTCTCGGGGCTTCTGAACGGCCTAGTTGTTATTAATTACTGTTTTAGCTTAGTATTCAATTGCCGTTGCAGTTGCTCCACCAGTGGTATCGCGGAGGGCAGCAGCCACACCGTTCACACTAATAGTGCTTGTAACTACAAGTGCCTCGATACCGACCTTAGCGACACCTTCAAAGGTTTCAACGAACATCTTGTAATCGTTGGTTCCGGTGAGGGTTGAATCCCGAATAATTCCGAGATCCAGAGTACCGCCATCAAGGAACACGAAGGTTCCTTCAGCAAACATGTACCAAGTGAACGAGTCAGCAAACTCATTGAGAGTTCCTGAATTCTGAACACCGTACACGTTTTGATCGAGTGAATAGCTAGCTACAATCCCGCGTGAGGACATGTAGCCTTCAATTTCTCCGTAAGCATTCATGGTGCTGTCACCTGGCATTGACAGGGTGAGGTCAGCAACCATTGCATCCTTGATCCATGCAGGAACAATGACACGCAGAGGAGCATCTGCTTCGAGGCGGTGGCGCGAACGATACGCTGTTGCAGCACGACTGAGCTGAACGAGGAAGTCCCGACCGAAACCAATAAGGCTTGCGGTTGTTACTGCCGTCGAACCGGCTGCAATCTTGCTGAGCAGATACTGCTCTGACTCACGAGCGTGCTGAATCAGACCAAGCTCGTTGTGACGAGCAATCAGTTCTGGGTATGCACGAGTTGCGAGGTTACCAAACTGCATCTGCAGAGTTACAGCGTCAGTAGCGACGGTAACTTCCTGAGCAGCAGTCACGGTCAAGCTATTCTTTGCTGCTGGGTCTGGACTTCCTGCAGCATCATTTGCTGAGGTCCATACACCGACGGCATTGTCATAGCTTGTCAGCACCGGAGGCACGATGTAGCGAATACCGCCACGGTCGGCCTGGAAACGAGGAAGTGCGTCACGAACGGGACGGTTTGTGGTACCGAAACCGAAGATGTCGTAGCGAACCTCGAATGGTGCTTGATGTCCACCAGCGGCGACGAGGGCTTCTGGGCCAACGACGTTCTGGATCTTGTTCCAGTTGGATTCGGCGTCTGTGCCGAGAGTGCGACCCTCTGGAAAGGATGTGGTGACAGAAGCAACGATATGTTGTTCTCCATCTCCACCATTCACACGCCTAAGCGCGTGAAGTCGCTTTGCCATTGCCTCAGCAACAGCGTTCATATCATTCAGTGGGCTGCCAGCGGTGTATCCAGGGATGTCAGCGCCCGCCGTGATCGCCACGGGAGCGGCAGCAGCCTGAACAACAGGACGACGGTCAGCCGGGGCCTCGATATCGAGGTTATCTGCGTTTTCTGCAGCGGCGGTCACGGGTGCCTCCATAATTGGGGTTGGGTCTTCTTGGGATGTTTCTTGCACTGCGGCCTCAGCATTTACTTCGGCATCAGTTGAAGCTGTTTCTTCCTTAGCAGAAAGTTCCGCTTCGGCAGGTGTTGTATCTGCAGTTTGTTCTTCAGCTGCAGCGACAACAGTCTCCTCGGCGGATGCCTCAGTGACGGTCTCGGGTGTAACTTCTTCTGTCGAGAGCTCTACGGTCTCTTCTACAGCGGTTGACGCTTCGGATGTGGTAGACATTTCCATTTTTTCTTCGTCCTCATCGGATTCAGATTTCATTTCAGGCATTTCTTCTTCTTCAACCTCAACTTCGACAGCTGCCTCGTCTTCCATTGGCATTTCATCTTCCATTGGGGCTTCATCGGAAGGCATATCGTCGGAGACTTCATCATCCATAGGCATTGCTGCTTCTGTCATTGACTTGTCCTCCTCTTCCATACCATCTTCCATACCATCTTCCATGTCCTCCATAGGACCGCCGTCTTGACCGTACACACGACTAGCAGCTTCGGATGCTCTTTGAGCAAGCTCTGCTGCCAAAACCTCGCGGCGCTTAACTTCACCGCGAACGGTGTCAAGCATGTCGGCAAGCGACGTCATAGCGTCAACTGTCTGTGGAGTGGGATCTTGAGTCTCGACCGATTCAAATTCACCAATGATCTCTGACTGAAGTGAAGCGACATCTTCGTCGCCAAGCTCCGCCAGCTGATCTAGCTGTTCTTTTATACGGTCCACTGTCCCTCCAGGGCAGTCGTGGGGTCTGAGGCTTTCTCAGTCCATGCTGATCGGTCGGGCCGAGGGACTCCGAGACGCACGAGGCGTGGAGGCACTCCACCTAGTAACAAATTGTACAGTGCTTTTTGTATGCCTAGTTGTACGATTTTTTTGGTTTTTAGGTAAGCAACCGAAGTAGCTTTGCCATCTGAGAAGAGATGTCAGATTGACTATAAAATTCTTGACCAGACATAAAAGATTTTATTTCTTTAGTAGCAATAGCAGCATCTTCTGGACCAATTTTTGCTTCAACTCTAGTAATCATGTCTTCGATAAGATCCCTAAGAGCCGGGGGAACGTCTGAAAATCTAATTTTCTTAGAGTCTTCGCCAAATGCAAACGGAAGATTAGCAATAGTTTTTCCTAGCTCTCTACTACTTTCTCTAACATTACTGATAGAATCTGGGTTAAGTGCCTTTGTATCAAGTCGATCTATAATATCTATCAGATCTCCAGCAGCTTTAGCTGCCTCGCTGTAGTTTCCTGTAAAGTCAAAATTTTCAACTTCTGTAATCTTTTCAAGCGCTCTATCTGATCCCACAGCGCCTAAATCAATCTTAAGTCGAGCTAAAACTGTCCGAAAACGACCTGCAGCATCTCTCGGCTGAGTGTCAGGCGTAAATTTACCGCCTTCAAAGCGGTATTTCTGCTCTACACCAGGTTCAAGATTGTCATCTAACATTCGTTCGTCTGGGGACTCATCATATGCTTCGTCAGGAGGACCATTGGTGTCATTTTCAGGCAGAGGACTATAAAAATCTTGCTCTTCTGCAGTCATATTATCTATTTCTTTTTGAGTAAAATCGTAGTTTTCAGGGTATATTTTCATTTGTCATCCTTTATTAAAAAACTAATTGTTATCATAGTCATTATCCTTATAGTCATCAACTATTGGACTAGCTCCTTCTGGAGAATATCCACATTTTTTGATAAGTACAACTACAACTTTAGGGGGGTTCCATTGGCTGTCATAGAGATCGTCAGTCTGAGCCATAATCTCTTCCATAGGAATTTCTAAATCAGAGTTAGAGACTTTTGTAGTGTAATCTTCTGGGTCACCATAAAGTGATTCAAAAATTCCAAATTCTGCCTCAGAAAAAGCAGAAAAGATACTATTGTTGCGACCACGGCGTTTTCCTGGGTTAAGTTTGCTTCCGGTATATACACCAGTTGCTTCTTTATGACGCAATTGGCAGTAGCCTTTTGCCCGAACACCCATGTACTTAGACAGGTATCGAACGCACCGAGTCCAATCTCCAGGAGTTCCCCAGCGAATCTTTAATGCACCTGCACCGCGAGTCCAGTATCGACGAAGACTTTCAGCATTCCCACGATTTCTGTCGGCTCCACCGGCAGCAACCATAGACTCAACAATTCTTATTCTTTCTCTAAGAATGTCGTTCGAGAGAGTAAGACTTTCTTTGTTACTCTCTCTCTGTGCTTTTGGGAGATCATCTTCTTCATCTACCTCGTGGACTGCAGAATCTTTAGGTACGCAATTGGGAACCTCTTTGCCATCGAGAGTTTTCATCCCAATCATGACGTAGCCCTCCCAGCACGGATCATCTGCTGCTGCAAGAATTCCTTCGTCAGGAATATTATCTACAGAGTCAAGTAGCGCTGCTTCCTTCCACTCTCGAGGGACAATGTCCCTCTGTTTAAGTGCCCTAGCTCTTTTTACAATATGTCTACGAACCATAGCTTTGCTGCCAACTTTTGCTCTACCGTATGATTGAATAGCATTTTTGAGGTCGTTTATATTTCTGATAGGGAATGAGCCGTCAGGAAGTGCTTTACCTTCCTGAGCCAAACGCTTACGCATTCTGCGTGAAACAATTGCAAGCTCTTCTTCAGGGTTACCGTCATCTATTCCGTAAACCATGTAGTCAGAGTCTTTTTCAATTTCTTTCTTGGTTTTGCCCATTTTTGCAGCTAATTCTTCAGCTTTTACAGCAAGAACCTTAGATCTAGCAGACTCCATTGCTGCCACTAAAGGAGCATTTTCTTTCTCTTCTAATTTAGAGATACGGTTTTTTAGATCAGTTACGGGATCACTCTTCATTCGAGCCAAGGTGTTGGCACCTGCCGCGACGAGGGCCATGACTTGGCCGGATGCAACACGAGCACGGGCAATTGGGAATCCAGGAACATTTACTTGACATACAGCAACTAATTCAAGCTGTCCCTTAATAGGACGCCAGTCACCTGAAGGAGCAGAGGCACGAAGAGCTCGGACTTGCTCAGGAGATGTGCCTGGACGTAGGGCCCCTGCTACCCAAATTCCGTAGGAGTCTTCACCTGCATGAACATCTGCAATAGACGAAGCGGTGTCGTCGTAGTGACGAACGGCTTCCTGAGCTGACGCTTCAAGAGAAGCATGGCCACCAGCTAAAGTTAGTTGACCAACCGGGACATCGTTACCTTCCTCGGTACGAACGACTCCGGTATGGAAGTAAGCATATTTGCTTCTACTTCGAGGAGGTCTGGTCCCAAAAGACATTCCAATATGGTCAACATGCCATGCAGCAATGTGGCCAAAAACTCGACCATCATCGTCTACTGTCAGAGGGGTTGCCTCTTTCAATGCAGGGTTATTGAACCACGTTGCAGGGGGAGTGGTAGGAATTACTCCCGCCACAATTCCACAAGCGACAAGCGCAGATGCTTCAATAGCGTCTAAGTCATCGACATATACACCGTCCGGAACCACTATGTCCTCCTGATTTTTCATTGTTTCGAGCACTTTAATTTTACATTCTTGGAACGCAGGCTTAGGGACAATAGTTACTGCCATAACTCTTGCTTTCCTAATCTTTATTTTACCGCTTGAAATTTTTCCTTCTTCGTCAGTTCCTTCTTCTGGGGCCTCTTCATCAGCTTCAAATTGATCTAAATCGGCAGAAACTCCACGAATAAATCCGTTTTTTACCAGTCTTTCAGCTTCTTTTCCATAAATCCCTTTGTCAAAAAATCCATAGGCATTACCTATGCCTTCTTCAGTTCTCTCCATGCGAACAATTTTCCCAACAACTACAGATCCGTTATGACCTTCTCCAGTTTTTATTTGCCAAAGAAGGGGAAGAGGCAGCTCTCTTATAGTTATAGCGTCTGAAACAAAGATACGTCCATCGCCGGATTCGACTTCTTCAGGGATAACCAAAGGGATATAAAACTCTGCTCCTTCTTCGCCTTCACTCACTATGTATGAAGAAGCACTGGCAAGAATTCTATTTTTTGCTTCTCTTCGCTGGCTGCGCATAGCAATAAAATCGAGAACGGCTTCCTCGGAAGGGAGTGCACTAGCAGTCAAAGAAGATTCCCAAGAGCCGACTGCATCCTTTTTTAAAGTGGCGCAAAAAGCCTGTGCTCTCGGGCCAAGATGTATAGACATTTTTTCAATACATCTTTCCATGTCTCCGGAAGAGCCCCAACGGACTTTTGAAGATCCTTTTCCTTGAATCCAAAATCTTCTCAAATGTTTTTCGTTAGGGCCGCCAGAAAACCCTGAAGCAGTAGTCGTCTCTTGTGTACCATCCATTGCGTCAATTTTTTTCTGAGCAGCAACAGCAGGGCCATCAATTTGCGTTATGACATCCTCTAAAGCTTTGTTATCTAGAACAACTACAGGAGGAGGTGTAGGACTATTAAGATCTTTAAGGATACTTTCATCTGCAACCCATTGGCCTGGGTCCCGTTTAAATGTCATAGGAGCAGTAGTACCCGGACCTTTTGGCACTAGAGCAATAAGATTCATAACAGCTTGTGCATCATCATCCGCAACAACTGCCATATAGATAGGAGCTACATCCGACTGACGAGGGTTTTCGTATGCACCTGTTTCAGTAGATTGATTCTCTGCTGCAGCAATAATGGAGTTTTTACTGTATTTAGAAGATACAGTAGTTTTTCCATTAGATATTTGCTTACTGTATGAATACTTACTATTAGATTCATAGATTAAGGCATCTTTTTGAGCGCGTGCTTTTGGAGTTCTATACACATCTTCATAGCTTTTAGTCGCTTCTAACTGATCTGGCATTCTAATATCTGATGCGTACCATCCTCTATTTTTTGGATTCTCTAGGAAGTCTCGTAGCATCGGATTATTCATAGCGTTTGGAAGTTTGCTCCAGTTGTAGTCTGGTTTTTTGTACCAGTAATCTGCTTTTTGAAGGCCTACAACAGTTTGAGCTTCTACAGGTTTATCTGATAGCCGTTGAGAAGAAACCCATGCAGGAAAGTCGTTTAGCATAGTAGCTAAAGACTCTCTAGAGAGAGGGGGGAGAGTTCCCGGTATTTGAGCAGCGAACCCAATAGGAGTTCGAGGTTCTCCAATAATTCCAGACGTATCTATCGGATTAGAGTCAAAAAGTGATCCGCCCCCGGCAGGCTGTTCTCTGCCCTGTTCAATAGGATTAAAAGTATCTTCCTGCTGAGTTTGATTTGCAGCGATATCAATATATTTACCGTCATCGAGTTTAATTTTTACTGTTTGAGCCCCCCCGTCCTGAGAAACAATTTCACCCTTATAGTTAGGGTTTTTACCGATAATGACTCGAGAACCAGTAACAGCAAATCTTCCTAGACCATCTCTCATCTGGGCTGTAGCTTTTTCAGAGCGTTCTTCTGGTGTATAGTCACCGTCCTGATTAGTTTTAAACCCAGGGGCAGCTACGATTGCATCTACAATAGAAAAATCCATTTCAAAGCGAGCAAGATCATATACTGCAGTTTCTTCTGGAGCTACTTCATCTAAAGACCGGACAGAGAATGGGTCAGCATCGAATAGAGCGGCTACAGTAACAGCAGCCTCCGGGTCCAGTGGGACGTGCATTTTATCTACAGTGTCGTAAGGATCGTCTAGAGTTTTATCGTAGGTTTTAATGTCATGGTCTACGTGTCCTAGGTCGTTCCAAGAGCCGTCATCCCATACAAGAACAGTTCCACAGGGTTTTACTGCATATAATCTGTCTATGCCTGACCCATCAAGTCGTACACGAGCCATATATTTCACAGCTGGCGAGTCAAACCCTGAAAAATCTACAGTTTTAGGGTCTTCAAAGTCATAGTAGCCATGAGATGCAACAAGAGAAGAGTTTTCTTTTTTATTCTCACGATCAACAATTGAGGATGACCACTTCTGCGCAGCGTCACCGCCCCAGAGCGCCCAAGCAATACGACCATTAGACGGGTATTCTTTATCTGCAGGCTTATAGCCTTTACCCTTTTTATCTACTTCATGACGAGGAAAGTATTTGGCAACGTGACGAATTTTTTTAATGCCGATTTGTCCACCCTTTGCAAGAGTGCGAGCACTGCTTAGACCGATAGGAGTGCCACCTCGCTTAAATTCTTTACGCCACTCGATAGCACGTTTGGCTTCTTCTTGGACAGACTTAGGGATCGTGTGCATACGTTCCGAGGAAGAAAAAACAGAAATATCTAATTCTGTAAGAGCAGCCATCGCAAGGTCCTCAGATTGGACGCTGGGCTTAAAATCTGTTTGAGACCAAACATAAGAAGAAGCAAGCACGGGGGTATAGTCAATAGATAGGACATAATTAAGCTCTTCATCAATTATCGCTGATTTATTGTCAGACGAAAAAAGAACTCTTGTCCCGCTTCTTCCTGCAAACTGCATATTAGTTATCCTTGTCTTTTCCGGTGACTGGACCGCCAGCGACCCAGGCAACACATGTTCTTCCTGCTGCACATTTAAAGTCAAACGCTTCGCAATATCCAAGAGTTCCTGCATCTATAGCGTCCCAAGCTTCCTTGCTGCCTTCCTGCGTCAGACCTGAGTCAAGACAGTCGAGCATCTCGGGAGTACGAATAAATACTGCGCAGTTACCACATCTAGAGCTTTTAGCTTCATCAACCGTAGTGCTCCAGAGTTCGGCTTTTTCCTCCCAGAAATCAACATTTGGCCTATCTGGATTAAGAGGACCATAACCAGCACTTTTAATGGCCTTATTTCTGTTTTCCAGATTAATCATTATATCCTGAGTTGCAGGGGGGCAAGTAAAGTTTCCAGCCGCTACAACAGCATTTTCAACCTCTGAGGCGTTAGCATATTCTGGGTACATTGTGACTAATTGCTCTCTGGTGGCAGTGTACGCAACGTAGTCAGTGTCTAACTCTGAGTCTTCAGTATCCCATTTATCAATAAATTCTATTGATCTTTCAGGATTAATGTAAACAATTTTAGAATCATCTAAATTATCTGAGTCCTTAGGTTCTAAAGACCAACCACCATCTATTCTAAAAAATTGCCCGACTCCATGCCAATCTAGAATCAATTCAAGAGGTTGATCATCTTTTGCAAGTACATGCAGTGCCATAGAGCCTGCTCGTTCCGCTTTAAAGTCTTTTTTTACATCAGCCATGTTGCTACTCTACCGCCTTAGAAGAGTTTTTCTTTGCAATAAAGTCATCAAGATCTTTCTTAACAGCCTCAGCAACTTCGTTAATGAACTCTTCTTCAGAAGAACCTATATTCTGTAAAAGAGCTCTCCAAGCGTCAATGTTGCCTCTACCTACTTGCTCAACAATAATATCAGCAGGTGCATCAACCATAGGACCCCGTACAGGGCCATCAACAGTACGATAAATTACCGGATTAAAATTACTCATCATTTTCCTCCAATTCAGGCGTCTTTTCTTGAAAAATTCCAACTCTTTCCGCAACGGCATTTTTTAAGGCTAGATACTCCTCTTGTGCTATACTATTAGAGAGAAGGGCCCAGGCAGCAGAATTTTCATGTGCAAATTTAATTCCAGAAGTGCGCTCAGCGGAGGGCAAGGCTCCTTGATATGGAGTATCTTTTATTGCTTCAGCATCCAACTGAGCGTTTGAAATTTCAATTTCTTTTGGTCCAGCAAATACTTCAATCATTTTAGTCATTAAATATCTCCTCTGGGATCGGTCCTAGCATTCCTAACCTAAGTGCTTCCCATGCTGTCGCTTGCGTCTGGTGCGGCATCCATGTGTCTTCTACATAGCCTAGCTTAATTGCTCTCTGATGCGCTCTCATAGTTGCTTCAGAGATTAGAAGATAGGCAGGGGTGGCATTTAACCCAAGAACAGAAAGATATTGAGGAGTTTGTGTTCTAGAAATAGCTGCTGCTACGTCTTCTGGTTTTACTGACGAGTTTTGAGCAAGGAACGCTCCCATCCACGAATCAATTGTTATATGACCTGAGTTTTCGGGATCTACCCCGTTATTATAAAAAGAACGTCTTTTAGATCCACTAACAGCTTGATCTATAGAAATATCTCCATTGAGAAGTCGAACAACATTCCATCCAAAACCATTACCCATCATATATCCAATATCTACTTTTCTAATTTCTTCAATAGACGTGGCATTATCAAATAATCCATCTTTATGAGCTTGAATAAACTTTTCTGCTGTCTCAAGGTTTGGCCTTCCCCCGCTAGAGGTACTCCACCTGTTTTGAGCAGAAGTAATGGCTACTACAGCAGTTACTACATCCTCTGGATATCCAGTTTTTTCTGCTAGATTTCTAGCACCAGTTTGCATTTCATCTTTATACCAATTTCTTCCAATATTAACAGCAGCCGTGTTTGAGAGAGCGCCAAGCATTGCGTCTGCCATTCCATCAATATTTACATTATTTTTTTGAATGTATGTATCAATTCTTTTCTTTGCTGAGTCAGGAAGATCATCTAGTCTAAGTACGGCTACACCAGGAAGAAGCTGATTTGTAGAAGAAAAAACTTCAGGGTTTGCTCCCTTAGTAGACATTCCCCTCATTGGCTCGATGTCGAAGGATTCAGGATCCCAACCGAACTCATTTATGCTATTACCTTCGCTAAACAAGTCTCCTGCTCTTACTTTTTTAGATATTACAGGCATATTTTTGTCGTCAGTCTCACCGTAACCATGAGTTTCGGCGTAGGTGGGGCTTAAAGATACCCAATCGCCAGGATTGATATTAGAACCTTCTGGAGCAGCACGATATACCGTTACTATAGCGTCAGGATTTCCTTTTACTTCCTGTAAAACTTTGAGTGATTCATTATCTGATGCAGTGTCACCTGTTTTATAGATATCTGGACGGGAGTAAAAATCCGGAAGCATAGACTCTAAATCACTTGCATTTGCATTGTCATCGTTTTTTCCTGGAGCCTGATGATATCCTCGGTAGGATAGATCTACATTAGACTCAAGGGCTTTTAAATCGGAAAAAGTATTCCTTGCTTTATAATTTTCTGGTCTTGTGTTAATTTTTACAATGTCGGGGTATCTCTCATTCCATCCATAAGCTTCAGCGAGATCTTGAACTTCTTTTGATGTAGGGGAGCCTCCCTGGACAAACCAAGAACTAAATCCTTCTGCAAATGCTTCTACTAGATCTTGATTTGAATATGTACCAGAACCTGAAGATTTTTGATAAGCATTTAGAGCTTGATATCCTTTAGGATTCTGCTTTTTGTACATGTCTCTCGGTCCTTTAGGTGTTTCATCAATAGACCCTGTAAAATCAGTTGAGAACAGATCATCAATTGCATGTCCCATTTCATGGGCCATAACTCCAAGCAGCCCTGAGATAGAAGTCTTGGCTAAAGCAGCGTCAAACTGCGCTCTATATCTATCAGCTTTACCTGAAGGAAGGTTATTTGGATCTAGAGGTGATGGTGCTCGTACTTTGTCTTTTTTTGCACGCCTCTCATTCATCCAATTTTGATGATTCATTCCCACAGCTATGTCATCTCCGGGGACAATTATTGACGGTCTGATCATCATTATATGGTCAGAGGCAAGTGTAGCCCCCAAAACGCCGTCCGCTCCTACTTTATTACTTATGACATACACCATGCCAGGTTTTGAGATTACGGACTCAAGTTGATCAACCGCGTTCATAAAATAAGTAATCTGTTCGTCAGAGACTCCTCTTGCACTAACTGCAATAGTGCTTCCTCTATTGCTTTTGTATATTTTTGAAGGACTTCCAATCTTATCTAGCATAAATTCTTTTAAACGTACCTGAACCCTCTCGTCCGTTCGTAGCTCTGTAGAAAGTCCAAGCTGGTCGTAAGCTTCTTGTTCGGTTATTTCTCCACTTTTTATTTGTGAATCTAGGAGAGGACGAACCTGTCTTTCAACAGTATCTGCTAATTGTTTGTTGTACCCAACGGAATCCCAAAGCTTCCTCATCTGGTTGTAGTAAGCTTGCTCAACTTTTCCAAAAAACTGACTTTTATCAGCCCTAGTCCAGCCACCTGACAACATAGTGTCGTCACCGCCAGCAGATGTGTCTTCGCCTAAACCATTTAAGAGATCATCAAGAACTTGGGCCGCTATTTCTTCATCTGTTTCTGGGGAGGTATTAGTTGATGGAGAGCTCGAAGAAGGGGTTGTTGGTGTTACTGGAGTTCCGCCACCTCCGGACGGAGGATTGTCGTCGCCATTGTCTTCATTTCCGGGCCTATTAGCGTCTTTGGCAGCTCTTTCTGCAGCCTTTCGACGCCTTTCTTTAATTTCTGGCCTTTCAATTAGGTCTTTTTTAAATGCTGTAGCCCTCGGAGGATTTGAGTAGCCCTCTAGAGGTGGGGACACAGGAACTTGACCTGTGGCTCTGTAGAAAGAAGGAATACTAACTCCTTTTGAAGGAGTCCAAGCGCCCGTATTAGGATCAACCACGAAAAAGTTTTTAGCGGGTCCTCTAGTAGCGGCCTCTCCGTCAGGCTGCCAATCTAGGTAATCTGTGTATTTGTAGTCACCATACACATCTATGGTCTTAATTACTGTACCCCAGCGGCCACGTACATGGTCGTAGATTCTTTCTCCGCCAAAAATTTCAGTAACTCCATCTGCAGTTATATGGGTTGCCGCTGGATTATCAGTAACATCCTGAGGACTTTCAAAAGCTCTACGGCTATTGAAAAGATCAACTACAGCTTTTTTCTGACCTTCTTTAGTCCTTGGAGCCTGGCTTTGAGACAGACTAAGATTTCCTAAAGCGTCTCTAGTTTGTGTCTGTAAAAGTTCAAATGAGTGACTTGCGGGGTAAGAATGAATTCTTACTTCATTCTTAAACTTTCCTTTACTTTCATTTTTTGGGTCACCTACCGTGTAACTGCGATGCACAACGGAAAAGGTGTTATTTTTATTTTTCTGAATAATTACTTCATATCGAGTTACAGTACCGTCTGACTCTTCAACATCTTTACTCCAGGTTTGCCATCTTCCGCCACCTAGATTTTTCTTTGCAAGACTCTCTTCAATCTTTGCAACATTTTTATCTGGAGAGCTGGATATTTGACTCTGAAAAATTTCTGAAGATGGTGATGAAACTCTTTCTGCTTCAGGAAGTGTCTCATTAAGCTCTTCAATAGATTCTTTTTCTTTTGCTTCTTTTTCTTTTTCGGAAAGCTTAGGAGCTTTAGGTGCCGCTTGAGCTCGTACAAGATTAATAATCTTATCAAGTTCTTCTACATCCGCGCCAGGAAGTTTTTTCTTAGCTTCAAGAAGTTTTACTGAAGTTTCAGGGTTTTTACTTAGGTAGAAATCAGGGTTTACAGATATTGCTTGTAGCGCTGACCCAAAACTAGGGGATATATCAGAAGTGTCAGAATCTATTATTAATTCTTTTGTAGCACTGTAAATATCTTCTACTGGTTCTTCTTCTTTTGTAACATTGAAGATCCAGCTTAGACCGCCGGGATCCAGTTCTTTTTTTGATCGAGTTACAGCTACATAACCAAGACGAAGTTCTTCAAGGTCTGGGAGAATAGTTTCTCCCGTGTCTGGGTCAGTCTTTGGTGAGTATCTTTCACCAAGGAAGTCATCACTAATCTGGACTCTGTCAAACTCAAGTCCTTTAGCTACGTGAGCAGTAATAATAGTTACATCTATGTCTTCAGGAGGAACTCCCTGCCAAGAAGCTTTTAAGTCGTTTAGTGCTGCAACGGCATTCTGAGCAGCAGTTCCATTTTCATCGTCAACAAAATTTACTTTTGTTGCTTTTGTTTTATTGTTTTGAATATTAAGAGGTATAGGACTGTTTTCGGGACCGTACTCTTCTGGGACACCTTTAAATCCTATACGTCTCATGTCGTATAAGTATTTTCCTCTAGTATCTCCAGTAAGAATGTTTCCATATAAGTACACATCTATGGATCCATCTTCATTTTTTCTAGTCGAAATATTAATTGGCTTTTGCGCCTGTGTTTTTCTTAGCTTGGTAGGAAGTTTTTCAACTTTCTTTCGGCCAGCTTTAATAATTTTATTTTCTTCTGTTATAGCTTCTCGTAGCGCATCTCTCTCCGCAACTTTTTCTGGGTTTGAGGTGCTTCGCAACCTAGCGGGAAGTTTTTTTGTTGGCTCCCATCCAGCTTTAATAGCTTTATTTCTTTCTTTTACAGCACGTCGTTCTGCTTCGTGCTCCGCAAGTTTTTCTCTAGAGTAAAACATTTGATATTCAGGGGTGTTGTGAATAACTACTGAAGACTTGTCAGGACCATCAGGATTTACTATGTCTTCTTCCGTAAAGTTAGGAATAAATGTTCCAGCTGTAAGACCTTCAACGTAAGGAAACTTAACTTGCTTAATTAAATCATCTAATTCTGCTGACTGTTTCTTACTCTGTAAGTAGATAAAAAGTTGAGTTAGTCTAGGTCCAGCTTTCCCTTCTGCGACAGATAGAAGAGCCTCTTCCCAAGAGCTATAGCTTCTAAGGTCTGGATGAAGAACATTTTTAGAGTCGTTAAATCTAAGTGCTCTAGCGGAGGATACTAGGGAAATAAAATCGTTTCGAGAGTTCTCATCCATAGCAACTCTTCTATCTTTTGCAAGCTCTTGAATTACTGAAACAACTTTACCTATAGTAGTTCTTGTGAGAATTGCATCAGGATCCACCATTGTTCCAGGCTTTACAACTTTACCAGAAGGTCCAGCAGCATCAATTCTAAAAGGAGACTTTAGCAGAGATAAAAATCTATTTGCAGTACCTGCAATTTCCGTACCAAAACGGAAAGATTTAGTTAGTGGTAGGTCGTAACTTGACACAACTCTGTCTAGTTCGTCTGTAGCTCCTCGGAAGCCATAAATACTTTGATTGCTATCACCCACCATAACAATTTGTACTTCTTGATCATCCAAAAATTTAGCAAGAACAGGGTTAATATCCTGAGCCTCATCCATAAAAATAATATCAAATGGAGGAGTATTTCCTCCTTCAAGACGCATATTAGGTTTAAGCAAAGTAAATTGCTTAAGAATATCTTCGTGGTTTACTTGTAGAACTCCATCAGGATTTGTTTTATCTGCCCACATGCGCTCTGCAAGATCTACAAATTCTTTAGGAACGTTATCAGGATCCATTTCCTTAAAATGCTTAGGAAGAATTTTTTCGTCAGCACTAATAGCAAACTCTTTTATAGCTTCTTGAGCTGTTTTCACAACATCAGTAAATCCAACAGGCTCTCCGCCATCTTTTGGATAGTAGTTTTTTACCTCAAAGTGGTCAGAAATAAGTTCTGATTTATATATAACTGTGTCTCTGTACTCTTTATTGCTAGAAGCGTTTAATCTTTCCGTCATAAATTTCCAGTTAGGACGACTCTTCATATCTTTATGCGCAAGGGAGTCTGCTGTACGAGACGTAACATTCCCTGGCATCACAGCAACAGCCTCAGCGTTGATGGATCTGTTGAAGGCAATGTAAAGAATTCTATCGTTAGGACGCTCTTTAAGTATTCTTCTTGCAGCTATTCTTATGGTGCTGGTTTTTCCTGAGCCTGCAAGAGCTCGTACAGTAGTACTTGCTCTAGTCATAATCGCGGTTATAATGTTTACTTGCTCTTCTGTTGGTGGGAAGCTTTCTTCTGAGTAGTCATAGTCATCCTCAGGAAGAGGTGATCCAGGCTCAATATCTACTGCAAAAGATCCTTCATCTTTCTGTATTGGACCAGAATCATCATCATCATCATCATCATCGTCATCATCGTCATCAGTTTTTTCTTTTACTTTAGGAGCTTTAGGCTTTATAGGCTTCTTTTCAGGTGTAGGAGTTTCAGTTGCTGGCTTAGGAGCTCTAGGAGCACGAGTTTTTGGCTTAAAAGTTTCTACCTTGTCGGACTCATCTATTGATACGCCGCGAGCCTCAAGGCCCTTGCGAATAAGTTCAGAAACTTCTGGTTTACTGCGAAGAATCTTTACAAGAGGATTTTCGTCAATAATTGGGTCAGGGTTTTTCGGATTAAAAATAGGAGTGAGACTATTAGCTGTGTAAGCAATTTCTTCTGAGTCTCCTCCATTACGAAGAAGATCTCTTAGCTTTGTTATTTGACCAACTAAATACTCTTTATTAAGAATAGTGTTGTAGTCTAGCTCTGCTTCTATTGCCCTAAATTGATTAAACTTTTCATCTTCGTGGTCTTCTTCCCACGCATCAGCAAGCGCTGCTTGAGCCATTGCATCATTAATAATTTTTCTTGATACAGAGTCTTCTAGATTTTTTTCTGGAACATTTTCAAAAAGAATAGTTTCGTACTCTTTTGCTCTTGCAGCAGTGCGTTTTTCTAGAGCTAAAGTTTTCAGTCTGGCGTTAAAGTCATCTAAAAAGTCTGCTGCTAATTCAGCATCTTTGTTTTTAGGTAAAGATGAGGAGTCTTTATATATTGAAGGCCCAAAGTCAAGGTCGAGCCAGTCAGACGACTCGTCAGGAGCTGAAGAGCTAGAAGGTGTTTCTGTAGTGGAAGAAGAACTTTCCGGGGACCACGCTGGATCAATAGCATCTTCAATCCAATCAGACATGTCGTCAAGAGTCTTTTGCGTGGAGACAAGACTTGAGTCACGATCTTTTTCAGATACATCTCCTTTAAAGCCTCCCTGCTCGAGACGATTAAGTTGCCTACGAGCAAGGTCAATCTTTGCAGCAATCTCTTCAAGGGCAGTTAAATTGTCTTGACTAGAGTCTTTAGTTTTAATGTACTTACGAAGAGACGTACGCAAATCCTCAAGAGTTTCTTCAAGTTCGGACAATCTTTTATTGAAAAGATCTTCTCTATCTTTTTGAGGCAAGTTTGGATAAAAATTATCAGGCATACCGTAGTCAAGTAATTTATTGAGTGAGTCTTCTGTCTCTTTAAGAAGATTTCGTGCTCTACGGTTTAAGTTTTGCTTTCTCTTCTCTCCTGGGAGTGGGCGTTCTACTGGCTTTGGTTTTGACGGAGTAGTATCGCCTGGAGTGAAGACGCCTGCATCAATGTCTGAATCTTCTTCAGAAGGAGTTGGCTCTTCCCCATCGGAAAAGTACCTGTCCCCTGGGTACCTAGTGATAGGTTCTGTAGTTTTCCCAAAAGTCCTGTCAAGGTATTCTTGTTGAGCCTTTTCTTTTTTCTTGCTATATTGTTTAGCATCTTTTTCGGGAATTTGACTGATCATTGTCATAAGATCTCTGAGTTCTTGATCAGTAAGATTTTTTGGGTCAGTAGTAAAAAGATGATTAACATATTCGAGAGTGAATTTTACTGGTCTAATTTTTCCAGTTGCATCTACGTAGAAAAAATCTTGCGCAGGCACGAGCTGACGACGACGTTTTCCTTCTGCGGGCTTAGGCTTAGTTGTACCTTCACCAGACTCTTCTGCTTCGGCTACTTCTTCATCAGTTGCATTTGTAGGAGTAGAAGAAGGTTCGGATGCTTCATCTTGAGTACGCTCTCCGTCGAATTTAGAGTTTTGAGGTAGGTCTTGACCAGCCCGTAGACCCATCATAGATAGGAAAGCTTTTTTATTTTTTCTTCTAAGTTCTTTTTTCTCTGCGCGAGAGAGTGACTTAAGAAGCTGTCCGTAGTCATCTATCTCTTCTCGAGTAAAATCCCGAGGATCAGTATTTTTTAGGTAGTCAACGTATGCTGGAGTAAAATCTTTTCCAGGCTCTCTAGAGGGGATACCTTCTTCATCTTCTGGAGTTACAGAAGGAATTAAAGGAACTCGAGGAGGTTTAGGGCTGGGGGGAATAGGAGTAGTGGGCGTAGGAATAGTAGGAGTAGGAGTGGGAGTGGGAGTGGGAGTGGGAGTGGGAATAGTAGGAGTAGTGGGCGTAGATGGTTGATCTGCTTCAACGCCTTCTGCCGCATCAATCTTTTCAACCATTTCTTCAATAGTGTCCGTTTGTCCTAGCTTGGGACCGTAGTTAACTACCCGATAAGTTCCATAAACTTTCTTAAAGTAAATACCTTTATAGAAAAATTCCCCATTTCGGAGATCTATTACAGAAACATTTGAGTCCTGAGGAGGGGTAGATACGTCATAAAATTCCTCCGTTCTAGTGTCGCCCAACCCGCTAGAAATTGTTGTTCCATCGTCTAATGTAAGCAGAGTTACAGATTTTTTTGCCGGTACTCTATTTTCCCGTGCTATTTCTTTATCCCTAAAAGAAGGAAATTTTTTACTAGAAACAATTTTATGCCATTTATTATCCGCACCAAGTACCCAGTCTCCAACTCTCAACTTACCAGCACGAAGTTTTATGGTTCCTTGAACTGACGGTTCACCTGTTGGAGATCCTACGGCAGGAATATCTCCAGGAGGATTTTCAAGAGCCTTCTCCCTTTCAGTTTTTTCTGGCTCTACTACATCATCAACAACATCATCTACTTGATCTTCTGGAGTGACATCTTCTGGAACGTCTGAGATATCTTCATCGTCAATTATCTCAGTTAATGCTTGCCCGGCTTCGTCGCCGTCTTCAATGGACTGCGCGTACTGCTCTGCTTGACCGTTTAGTTCTTGTAGCTCTTCTTCATCTCCCGAGCTTTCAACAAATTCTCTGCCTTCAGAGTCTGAAAGAACTAGGTCAACAGTTCCATCTTCATTTTTACGAGTGCTGACTGTGTAGTCTTTCCCGTTAGGAGCAGTTACTGTCCTAGTGGTTGGTTCAGTTGACAGGTCTTGAGTGTCTGCGTCTGCGTCATCAAGATCTCCAAGTAGATCGTCTAGGGCATCTGCAGCATCAGAAGAGCTTGTGTCCTCATCTTTTTTGTAGACATCATCAATAAGCTTATCTGCATCTTCGCCCTGCATTTGAAGAGCATCTCGAATAGCAGCGAGAGGAGCAGTAGTAAAAGATTCTTCACCGTCTTCATCAGTACGTCCTACAGTCCCATAACCTGGCCGTTCTGCGTCAGGACTAAGTCCTTCAGCAAGAGCCTCTTTAAGATCGACCGCGTCATTCGTGTTAGCAAGATTTATAGGGTCAAAGTCTGGGTTTTCATCAACATTTTCAAAAGGTTCTGGAAATACTGGCTGGAATCCTTCTGGAACATCTTTGTCTGGATTCTTTGGAAGATACTTACTGTAGTCTTTGCCGTCAAGAATTTCTGCTTTTTCATCATCAGAAAGTCCATCAAAGAGTGGAGGAAGATTTTCATATTTTGAAGCCAAGGGTGCTTCTTCTTCAGGAACTTCTTCTGGTGTGGGGAGCACAGCCTTAGGAGTACGAGCAACTTCTTCTACTAGGGTAGCTTTTGGTCCTTCAGCGCGAGCTTTTTCTAGGTCAGAAACATTCGTAGTGCTTGATTCAGGTAGTTCGTCATAAATCTCTGCAAGTTTATTTTGCGCGTCAGTGCCTTGTTCTTTTAGCGCGTCATACAACGCTTGAGCGGGAACTTTTTCATCCCCGTCATTAAAGGAGAGATCTCCATCTCCTGGAGGCCCAAAGTCAAGGGCGTCTAGGTCTTCTGAATTTTCTGTGGGCTCTGCAGGAGTAACGGCTTCTTTTAGTGCGCTTGTTAATTCTTCTTCAGAAAAAGAGTTAGCCAGTACTGAAGGATCATCGGTATAGTCGGTAGAGTCTTGATCAGTACGACCTTTAGGCTCGTATGTAAAATCATCATCTACAAAATTTGCACCCGTTGGGTCAACAAAATTAAAAGCTTGACTCTTATCGTTAAGGGGGGCCCTGTCTTCTTGACCCGAAGACTCTTTTTGAATTTCTTGGAGGACCTCATAAGGATCCCTGTCACCTACGGTGTCGTACAGTCTGTTGTATGTTTCTTGATCGAGAACAGCAATAGCGTCAGACTCGCGGCCTTCTTCTTTGTCTCGAACAATTTCATCTACATTAATCATGCCCTGAGTGTCTGCCCAGTTTTGGAACTGGCCTAGATCGGTACCGCCACGCTGACCAGTATCTCTATTTAGAATAAATACAGGCTTATCTAAATCAATAGGGAAGGAGCCGTCAGGCTTTCTTTGAACAAGTTCGTCTGGGAGTGCTTCAAAGTCGTCATCATTATTTGGATCTAATTTAATAACGTCATAGGCATCGTCGGTGTATTTAGTACCAGCTCCTGTGTAAGAACCGTCCTTACGGAAAAGATTAGGGAACTCTACCTCAAGAATTTGATCTTCATCTACTGCATCTTTTCTATCAATCGCACCAACTTCAGCAACCGAGAATCCGTCAGGAGAGTCTTCTCCCCGCAGGTAAGCCTTACTTGCTTCAGAGCTTCCGGCAGGAACTCTGAGCAATCGACCGTCAGGAGTTTCTAGATCGAAAGTGTCATCCGCTCCAACACCCTGAGCAATTGTTCTACCGCTAAGTTTACGAGTAGATCCGTCTCTACGACGAACAATAGTGGACATGCCCCCACCCATCCACGCAAAGCGACCTTTGCGGTCACGACGCTGCATACGAGCTCGAGCAGAACGAGCCGCCGTAGAGTTTCCATCACCAAAGGCAGCGATAATTGCCGTAAGAGGGACGGAACCCTGTGGGAGGGCGGTAAGGCGCGTAATGTAGTAAGACTCTTCAGGAGAGAACGGGGCAGAGCTAAATGCAGATGCAATCATCGCTTGAGCTTCTGTGTCAGTAATTCTAGGGTCAGCTGCGATCCAACGTCCACGCTCAATACGCAAAGCGCTAGCCGTCATTGCGTGCTTCTTGCTAGATGACGGGTGGCATATTGGAAGAAGATCTGTGTTACGACGTTTTGCAAGGTTTGTTTTGTTCTTCTGAGAGACAAGCACAAAGTCAGATACATCGCGTATGGCGAGATACTCACGGATAGAGAACGGAAGTTTGGCAGTTTTCTCTAGTGACCGAGCAAGAATCTCTACTGCAGATCTCGGGCTAACGCGCCGATATATTTGAGTTTCTTTGTTGGCACTAGCAACAAGAGTGATAGCAGAGGCTGTAACCTTTGCTAGCTGCTTGTTAGTGAGGTTGTTAATCACAGTTCCGCACTTTCTGTTTTCTTAGGGAGCAAATCTGCATCTTGACTATTATACGTAGTAATTGCCAGCTCTCGTGCACGTAAATATGGATCTTGACTTTCTTTTACTGCTCGCATCCAGGAAGCTTTTATTGCATACTCGGCTTCGTATCCGAGACCGGAAAGTTCTGTAAGATACGTAATTGCACCTTGAGCAGTAGAAAATGTATTTTCTTTTAAATCGTTAAGAGCAAGTTCATTTTCGGCTGTAAAAGAAACTAGTTCTAGCTCTATGTCCTGAGTATTCTTTTTTGCAGTTACGACTCCGTCAGGTAGAATCGCTAGTCGGCACTTCCCATTGGGCTCGACAGGGAGACTAATGATTGCGCAATCTGCTCCACCTTGATAAAACACGCAGTTGGCGCAAATAACCCCGATGCCTGCATCTGTATTTTTATCGGCAGGAGTATATCCGGCCCAGACTCCTGTAGCGTCTTCGTTAAACTTTCCGTGCTTTTCTACTACAGAAAGAATTGCATCTGCTAAATCACGCTCTTCAGGTACCAATCCGCTGGCGGTAAGCGCTGAATTGGACTTCTTGCTGCTCTTGGGGTGTGATGCAGGTAAAAGATCGTTATCAGTTGTGTACGCAGAGTTTGATGGCTTACCAGACTTAAGAAGCTTTAAATAGGCGTTAACGCGCGCCATAGCCCACTGGTCTCTGGACATTCCTGGTCGGTGACTGGTAGAGAATGCTCCAGCCCCCCTGCGATAAACCGCTTTAAGCATAGAAAGAGTAGCTTTACGTCCCTTAGGAGCCTTTTTATTGTGTTCTTCTACTTTGTTTTTGATAGCAGTCTCGGTACGAGCTCCAAAAGAAATCTTTCCTTCGCCACTAGCAGAGTCTTTTTTATTTGTGTCTGAGCCCTTGATCTGATCTTCTTTAGGAGCAGGCTCGCTTGCAGCAGCAACAATCGTATCGGGAGACACCAAAGTCTCGGAAGGCAAATATTCTTGCACTACCTTTACTTGTACCCAGTTCTTTGACGATTGTGTTGTCATATTTAGTATCCGTACTTTGGATCAAGAGAAGCCTTCATCATCCAGCGAAACTTTTTATGCGCTGAATCTCTGGCTGCAAGGTCATCAGCAATTCCCTGCTCGTTGTCCGAATTTGCTTGAGCAAAAGCATCATTAATGTCAGAAAGGATGAGCTCGTTAGCCTCGTAGCAGGACTTAAGAAGTTCTTGTACGGAGGCTCCGCTAGGTACCTCTGGAATGGTAGTAAGTCGTAGGAAGTCAGAGAGCGAAGCGGGGGTAGGGGATCCAAGTTTACGAATATCTTCACCAATAATATCAATTGCTTCTTCTGCATCCTCATAGAACGTAGCAAACATTTCGTGATACTGAGAGAAGTCTTGTCCTACGACATTCCAATGCGCGCCGTGGAAGACATACTTAATGACAACATAATCGCTAAGTAGAGTAGCGAGGATATTAACTAGCTCCGGCTTATTTACTGTCATGTTATTTCTTTCTACTGTCCTGGCTCAAAAAGACCGGCGGGGGTCTCAGTCGGTTGGGTTGCTTCCGGTCCTGCGGGGGGTGCTGCTTCGGCGGGGGAATCATCCGGAGTTTCTGATGCAGGCTCACCATCTGGAGTTTCAGTTGCGTTTGCAAGGGCTTGCTGCACCTCAGGTGGGACAGGAGCAATACTGGATGCCTGTTGTGCCTCACGTACGGAGTTCATTATCTCAGGGGCAATAGACCCGAGCATGGCTTCTACAGTTTCTGGAAGAATTTGTCCACGCTCAATCATCATGCGAAGCGCAATTTCGGTACCTTCAGGTGCATCTGCTTCAGAGAATCCGTGTGCGCGTCTCCAGGAACTGTAAGAAATAGCATTACGATCAAAACCTGAATCTGCATCAGCAGCGCGGTCATTGCGAGTAGACACCTGTGAAGGATCAAACCAAACAACAACCTTACTGACATCTTCTGCGGAAAATCCGTTCGCAATTAAGTATGGTCGAAGGTAGACAACTGTGAACGAGTCAACAAGAAGCAGCATGAGTGGTTCGATGTGCGCCTTGTAAAGAGACTCGTCAATTTGTACGGCGTTTGAGTATTTGACGTTAGCAAGACCTGTTATTACATCTTTCGGTACATCAAGACCCTGAAGAATACGTTCGAGGACGCGATCAGCACGCTGTGCAAGAGCTGGGTCGAACGATCTTTCAAATTTAAACTGCTTGATAGCGTCCCCAAGTTCTGCAGGGCCTCGGATGATAAGCGGCACAACGGCACTAGCGGATTCCTCATCTCTAATAGGTGTAGTCATTGCATCAATAAGTTGTTCTTCAAACTCGTCTTCTGCTTCTTCAGCAGTAAAGGCAGAGGGGTCAACGTCAACGTCAGAGTCCAGAGGGAAATCTCCATCACCTTGAGCAGCGACAGAAAGACCGTCAGGGAGATAAAGCGCACCGGCATTAAGACGGCTACGAGCAGTGGCGCGGAAGGTACGGTTAAGCAAAAGTAATTCCGCACACATGTCTAATAGACCACGCAAACTCGAATCGGCTTCATCTGAGTAGCGAGGATGTGAACGCCAGATACGCCCGACGAAAGATCTTTCGCCTAGCGATATTGGGCTTCCCATCGCGGAAGAAGCGGAGCCTGAGTTACCTCCGGGTGCTTGTTCACGTCGGCCTACAACAATAAAATTACCTCGAGCATCTGTCATCAGTTCATCTGTAGATCTGATGTCCCAGCTCTCAGGAAGTCCTGTCCCGATGCGTGCGGGCATCTGAACCAGATAGCACTCTCCAGTGACAGAAAGATTAAGAGCTGCGTCTTTAAGTAGGCCCGCTTGACCTCCGTAAGCAGAATCTAAACGTTCTAGTGCACGTTCGGCAGCAGCAGCAAGACGCTGATCAATTTTTTCGGAGCGAGATACAGGAGATGGAGCCTCCGCTGGATCTTCAACAACTGCGGCATACATACGAATGCGAGAGACAACGGATGCAACAAGATTAAATGCGTATTTGATTTCGCCAATAGCATCGTAATATTCCCAGGCTTCAGATTGCCATGCGCTCGAGGCGGCAGAGCGACGCATACGGAATTGATCGAACTCGCCCTTGTCATTAATCTTTACTTGAGCAGCAGCAGCCGTAAGCGTGCGAGGAGCTCCGTAGGGTGCAGACTTAGCTGTATTTACACCAGGGGAAAGGAATGTTGACGGAAGAAGTTCTTTGCTAGTAGATGGTTCATTAGAGTCCCTACTAAAAATGCCCACTTACACTCCTGTCATACGGTTGCGGTACATACGGTCAGCTGTCCGAATGTGCGGCTAGTAGTGCTGCCGCTGCAGAGAGAGCTAGAACCATCTCGACAGCGGTAGTTGTTCTAGGCGCAATCATACGGGATAATTGAAGTGCTGATGCCGCATAAACGCTGCTACACCAGTCGCACGTAATGAGATACCCGAGACGGGATGTCTCTGGGGGGTGCGTTTCCCAGATACGGTCGCGGATTGGTGCTGTAATTTCATCGGTAGTGATGAGACGAGTCAGTCGATATGTGGCAAGTGCGCTCGTGATAAGACTTTGCATAGTGTCTACTCCTGTGGGTCGTTATTAGATGTAACTTGTTTTCCAAATGGAGACCAGCTCCGCAATCGTGAACCGCAGCCGCAGTTTTCGTCCTTGCGAAAAGCAAGAATCTTCCCAGAAACGGTGATTGCGTTGTGTTGGGCGTCTGATTTGTTGTAATCAGCCAGTTTTTCCTTAAAAATGATGCTAAATCCTTCAGGAGTGTCTACTACAACATATATTGTTGAGTTTAGAATAGATACCCTGCATCTGTCTACTCTGCGCGTTTCTTTGGGTTTATCTTGAAAAAAGATCAATTTTGTGTAGTCAGACAGCGATTCGGGGGGTGCTACAAGGATAACCGCAGGAAAAAGGTCTAGTTTTTTGATCATTTAGGGGCATCCGTGTATTTTGTAGGGATATAAAAGTCAGTCCACCCGAGTTGATCCTGTGCAATAGGTAGTAAAATGATGATTGGAGTTGTTGGAGTAGAAGCGACAAGCAGATCTGCGAGCGTTTCGGGGGTTGCAAGGGGGCAGGATGCGAATTCAGGGGTATTTTGCAAGGTTTTTAGTGGAAATGCCATCGGATGAGGGCTCAAACGATCAGTAAGCGTCATAAGTAGCCTCGATTGTGGCTTATTGTCGCGGTCGGGGTTCATCCAGACCAGAATAGCAAGCTCAGATGCCTCAAAAGTACCAGATTCGGTACGATATTGCCGCTTGGGAGTCATTATTTGTCCTTTTTAGCGTGAAGTGAGATGCGCCGTGCTACCGCTCGATAGGTAATACCCGCTGCCGCTGCAATATCGGAGGTAGGTACCCCGTAAGAGTGCAACTGAACAGCTAAACGGGTGAGTTCTTGGTTCGCCTGAGCGGTAACCGAGTTACCTGGGGTTCGCGCTCGGTATCTACGGGATAATTGTGCGAGTTCTCGCAGGTGAGGGCGCAGATCTGGCGGTACTTTAGGTGCAATCGAGCGCGCTTGAGGAGTGCGTAGGGTAGGAACTGCATGAAAGAGCGAATGATTCGGCGCTTGAGGAATGGCCCTGCGCTGAGGGGTGGGGGTAGGAGCATTACGAACCCAGTAATGGACTGTAGTCTTTGCTTTCTCAGGGTTTAGTGAACGCCCAAGGGCTGCAAAAGACCAACCGTTATGATGCAATGCCGCAAGACGAGAGTGCATCTCGGGGATGGGAAGAGCCTCAAGAAAACGGACCTCATCTTGAGGCAAATGGGAGTCGAAACGCATAAAAGCACTCTACCGTATTTTTAATTAACGTACAGCACTAAAGTCGGACAGATCTTGTACGATTGTTGAAAGTGTGAAGCTTAAACGTTTAAGTTTTTTAAAAATTTTTCCAAAATTACGAAGCGTTTTTTAGAGGGGGGTGGGGGTGGCTACTTTATTGGACGAAGAGGAGAAAGTATGAACATTAACTTTATTTGAATTTGGTTGCTGAGTTGGCTCCGGGTACATTGGGCACTCTCCAAAAACGTTTCCTAAACTTTCGTCCGAAATCCGGACGGATCCGAAATCTTTGGCGTCTGAGACAACATGCCTATCCGACCATGAAATATCTCTGAGACAACCGATCAACCGATGACCGTTAAATTATGTGATCACAAATTGACAGGCAAATTGGCAGGCAAACAAATGAGCACTAACAGATTGACAGACATCAAACAAACTGACAGACAAACAAACTGACAGACAATCATCTGACAATCATCTGACAATCAAATGAGAGACATCAAACTGACAGACATCAAACTGACAGACATCAAACAAACTGACAGACATTGACAGACATCAAACAAACTGACAAACAAACTGACAAACAAACTGACAGACATTGACAGATAGACATTGACAGATAGACATTGACAAATTGACAAACAAACTGACAGACATCAAATTATGTATATACATCAAACATACATACATCTGACAGATATACATCAAACATACATACATCTGACATACATACATACATACATACATACATACATACATACATACATACCTACATCTGACCCATCTGGCCTACTACCTACTACCTACTACCTACTACTAGGGGGTGGGGGGCAGCCCCCTAGCCGTCCATAACCGACTCACCGCATCCGCATGACCCTGACATGTAGTTACCTAAGGCAACGCGCCTACATTGACCGCATCCCTCTTATGGCCTAGTGCCTATGGCCTATGACCTATGGCTAAGCCAATCCATTAACCGCATCCGCATCTCATGGCAGGCAATTGGGCAGGACTAGCCCCCCAAACATTAACCGCATCCGCATGAAATAATATATTCTTGTATACATAAATGCTTTAATTCATCTAGAATTGACAACCGCATCCGCATAGTATATTCTTATGTCATGTCGCAAGGGGCGGCAAAAGATAGGGGATATCATGAATACCGTATTAGCAGATCGCAAGGCTTTATTAGGAGACCGCATCTCTGGTGTAGTCATTACTTTCACAGATGGGTTCACCTGGTCTGGTGAGTTCAACGCAACCTACGGAGACCGCAAACTCACCGCGCTACTCGCAACATGTGATCAAGCCAAGGTCAGCGCGGTATATCTCCAAGTAACGAGCGATCCAACTCCAACTACCGCACTCACATACCCGCACATTACATTCTTAGATGAGGGGAGATAACCCCTAATCTCCAACAGAGCCCCCTACCGCAAGGTGGGGGGCTCTTCCACTTGACAATATAACCGCACTATGTAATACTTAAGACATGGAGCAAGGGGCTCCATACATCTCCTGAGAGGGGATCCCATGTCAAAGAAAATCAGAGCAACCGTATTGCTCCACTGTGATGTTGCCGAACGCGCAGAGTCATTCGAGCGCATAGTTTCAATCGGTGTCATCAAGGGTGGCCTAGCGTGGTGCTCCAATTGTGGACACCTTGATCATGACTATATCGTCTGGGACACTCCCGAACGTCGAACCTATACGCGCCACGCGGTTTAGGTCAAGACTTTGAGAGCCCCCTACCGCAAGGTGGGGGGCTCTTTCATATCCGCAAGCGCGCGACACGCTGAAATAAATAACTATCCGTTTGGACTTGACATACTTTCAGTACTATGTAATACTTAAGACATGGAGCAAGGGGCTCCACAAAAAAAGGGGACATCATGACCATGACCGCGACAATCTCACCCGCCACAGAGCGTCAAGTTTCATACCTTACGCACCTACTCAACACACGCACCGAGTTGGCCGAAATTCGCGTAGCACTACTGTCGCGCATTGAGTCTGGAACACTAGATAAGGATCTGGCCTCGCGTAGCATTAATCTGTTATTGCAAGCGCCTAAGATCGTTGTCGCGCCGACCGCGCCTCTCGAAGTGGGTATGTACCGCGTGAACGGGGACATATTCCGTGTGGTCAAGTCACGCGAGTCTGGCAACCTATACGCGAAGCGTCTCGATATGTTGGCTGAAGGTAACGCTCAATTTGTTTACGCTGCCGGTGCTATTCGCACACTCACCGCCGAGGATCGTATGACATTGGCCGAGGCTAAGGCGTGGGGCGTGGAGTTCGGTTTTTGTTGCGTATGCGCTGCCATGCTAACTAATCCCGTTAGCGTGGCTGCCGGTATTGGCCCCGTATGTGGGGGGCGCGTGTAGTCCTCTTGCCTAGCGCCCCTCACCCTCACGGGTGGGGGGCTTTTGCGTGAGCCGTAGGCGCGTAGGCGCGTAGGCGTGAGCGTGAGCGCGTGAGCGCGTGAGCGCGTAGGCGTGAGCGCGTGAGCGCGTAGGCGTGAGCTCGTGAGCGCGAGTAGACACGCCGAAACTAATTCCGCGTAGGTATTGCATTACCCTGCACTTTGCTGTACTGTCAGGCTATGCCCAACTCGGGGCGCACAGATAGGGGAATATCAAATGAGTCAAAATCTTAAGCCCGTTACATGGGAAGAGGCCGTTGCGAATAGTGGACGATACGCATGGGAGATAGATGCTAACGGTGAGCGTAAGGGGTACGGGAACAACTGGGGTCAGCCATTCATGTGGAAGCACTTTGACAAGAGTTACCCCGCTATCCGCTGGTGTAACGGGGTCTCAGAGGGTATGCAACTAATGGAGGGCTTGACGTTGGAGTGGGAGTGTGAGACCTCCTAGACATCAAGTGAAGCCCCTCACCGCAAGGTGGGGGGCTCACTCATGTATCCCCTAACTTGACATCAGATTAGGGCTACGCTACACTCAAGCCATGCACCAAGGGGGTGCAAGACAAGGGGCAAGACATGACAACCGAGATCAAGACCGAGACCGAGACCGAGACATGCACCCTATGTGGGTCAGCAAGTAGCCGATACTTTGGCAAGCACCTAGTGTGCTTCATCTGCTACGCGGATCTGGTCGAATAAATCAGCAACTAGGAAAGCCCCTCATCTCAAACATGGGGGGCTTTCACTTATAGTGCTACTAATACTAATCGGTTACGGTTGCCCCTGTATCTTTGAGCAGAGCCTTAACGGTGTCCATATCGGCTATACCTGTTACCAACAGTCCTGATGCACTCTGAAACGCTGACAGAGCCTTTACTGTCCCATCAGATAGCCATCCACGGAGATCTCCACGCGCATCCCCGTAGCCTAACTCTGTCAATCTATCTTGCACGACTGCCACGCTAATACTTCGAAGGGCGCGTGCTTGATATACAAGTGATCCCACTACAACATCCACGGATCCAATCGAGGACACTACCGCAACGGGCTTAGGCGGGGCAGGAACGGGCTTAGGAGCGACAACACTCTCACCATCACTCTTACTAGCTGGCACTACATTTAAGGGCGTAGGGGCAGGCTTAGGGCTTTCATTAGGTGTCGGGGCATCAGTCATGAGATTAGTATAAGCGTTATACGCGTTCCCTATTGGAGAGAATTGCAGACACTACGGCAGCCATACCAAATGCAATAGACTCTGACTCATGTCCTAGCACCGCAAGGACGACAGATACAACGGCGAGCAATGCCGAAACTACGGCAGCCCAAACTATACGCTTCATCATGATCTCATCCTAGCGTAGATATTCCGCACAGTAGGCACTTTGACGACTCTCGCCCGACCTGCATTCCTCTGGTGTAACGGCGTAGATAGCAGCACTCACTAGCCCTAGCAATGCCATAGCCAATACAATCTTGCCTCTGAGTGTCAATCGTACATCTTTCATGGTGTCCCCTATGTGTTGTCGTTGTGTTAGCACTATCCTACACTATCCAAACGATAATACCTAGCGCACCACGCTTAAAGTGTCATATACTCCTGTCATGATAGGTCACATGACATGGGACTACGCAATAACCGTAGGAATAGGTTTGGGAGCCTTTGCGCTAGGCGCAGCGATCCTGAGCATATTCTTGGAGATTGTTTGCCTCAGGCCAACCAAACGCAACGGCAAGTAACCGAGACTGCTACTAATATCTTTGTACGATAATAGTAACTGGATCCGATGTACCTGTATCGTATCTGCTTGCCGCTTGCAATGCCTCTTTGATCATAACCTTAGCACCGCTTAATGTCCTGGGCTTCTTGTTTAAGACATGCAACGCGCCTAATGCGTATGAGGATCCACTACCTACCGAATATAACCCCGTATCATCTCGAATACATTCATAGCCTCCCCCTACTTCATATAACACCCCGCGAACTGCAACAATAAATACTGAGTCATGCTCGTTGTCTTTGCCATAGAAATTATTATCAAAGCAAACTTTGAGAGCAGGAACAAAACGGGATACCATAAACTTATCCAGCCCCTCATCTGGGATCTTCCCTACAATCGGTGGCACGAATGTATGGGTAAGAATATTGACGGCGCGAACATCTCCTGCTGTCCCTATGAGAAACTCACCATTAGAAATCAACTTACTAAACGATGATGGCAATCGAAATTTTTTTGACTCCTCACTCACCTGTGAGTCAGCGCCCATAACAGCCCATGAAGATCCTTGAACTCCAATAATGGTTGTCACCCTATGACCCGGACTCCGGATACCACAAAACATCTCTCAACTTAGAATCGTAGATATCTCCTCTCGAATTATGCTTGTCATGAGAAATGTCCTCGTCATTAAGTAGCGCATCCAACGATAGTACGGCTGTGTATTCAGGCTCATCGAACATAATGACGATCTTTGTTTCTCCTGTGTCTGGGTCATCGACTATTGCCGCGTAGAAGGGGGCAGCGTGACCATTACTGTGAAAGGAACTCTGAACGATCTCGATGTTAGACATGTGAATAGCGTACATCCAATCTGTATCATAGAAAAAACGTTTTTTCTCAGCTCCACATCCACAATAAAGACGGCTGACCTCTGGGAAGTATCCAGAGGCCAGCCTTCGTGGGTAAGGGGTTCCCACATCTAAGGAGCACGGAAAGGGGATTACATGCTACTACTTAGAAGTCAAAGTGTACCGCATCTATGGCATGTCCTCGTCCACGATACCTATCTGATTGGACTTTTCATCTATGTCATCAAACCCGTAATGCTCTGATAGGAATACGGTGGCAATCCTTATGGCAAAGTCCTCGTCCTCTTCGTCCTCGTAACGTAGCCCCTCATCTAGTATGACCGTAGTTGTCAGCGCAAAGTAGTCACCTACAAACATGACCGTTTTCGTACTTTCTATGCGATCTACCATTTCACTCACCTTCACAATCGAAGTCGGTTACTCTACAAATCGCACAAACCGTTCCCTTGCAACCTGTTTTGTTATGGAGAGGGCAGTTGATCCAATTAACCCTCACCTCACAGTGGGTTATTACACCGTAGAAGTCTTCACCATAATTTTCTTTATTAAACTTTCTCATTTCACTCACTCTCCCCCTCACCTATCTGTGTTGTCTTTAGTAGCATGGCAAGTTTTTCCTCGCCCAATCCTAGAGCCGTCCAAAGACTGAGAAACATTATCTCCGTATCCATTTTCATGGAGAGCATCATCATAAGATTACTTTGATCTTCCTTTGCGGTATCTCCGATCTCTTCGATCTCATGGTTTAGTGTGCTTAGCAGCCCACCTAATGCCGTAGCAAGTACGCTTACCTCATCTTGACTGAGCATGAGTCCTAACTCTTCTGCGCTGTTCATTTGAAGTCTCATTGTCTTACCCCTTCTTGTAGTTAGTAGCAAGCAGTAGAGGGAGGGTTCTTCTGCACCTCCCACTACCGTGAACTTATTGTCCCCTATCTGTGTTCTGTGCCTAGGGGATTATGTCCCTTTGGCTGGCGGTTTTGGAGTATCCCCACCCTCACTCCTTTACTTAAATCATGTGACTCACTCCTTAGTTGTTGTGTTGTTAGTACAATAATATATGACATTACTTTGTTTGTCAAGTGTGCCCTCGGAGGGAATCGAACCCCCAACCTACCGGGTAGAAGCCGGTTATTCTGTCCGTTGAACTACGAGGGCGTGAGTGTCGTGCTACTACTTAGTAGCACTCCACTTCACTACACAATATGATCTTAGACTTTCCGATACTTAATCGGACTAAAGGCTTCAGATCCACCATTGGTTTTCTTGTACCCATAACGCACTAGACGACTCTCGATACCGCAAGGCAGCACGTCTAGCAACTTTCCTAAACGGTACACACTTACGCCTTCTACGGTATGCGCGTGCCAAATTAACCCGACATACTCTTCAGCCTCTGCTCTGTTGTGGCTGTGATTAAATCGTACCTCCGCAGCGAGTGGCTTTAGTTCTCTTAGTCGTGCCAGAGTTTCGTCACTAGGCATAGGTCTTGGGGCAGCCCTAGGCTTTTCAATGCGATCTGGTAAGTCTGGGACTGGGAGAGAGTCAATGCCATGAGTAGTTACATAGTCCCAATAAGGATTAGTGTCAGAAACACTTGGATGCACGCACTGACGTACTCGCTCACGTGAGAGATCTCCAGCAGCGACTGCAACAGAGTTATGCGTCCATCCATTCATTACTAGACGTAGCATGTAGGAGTCTCGCAAAGATTGTGGTTCACCTGAGATCTTATTAAAGGCGTCTGCTACCTCTACTGGTAGATAAGACTTTCGTTTAGTTTTCATTATTATTAGTATTCCCTCTATCTCTTAGTAGCGTAGGTGGCGAGCACCTGCGTGGCTGTCTATTTAACTTTACCTTACTTTACTTTACAATATATTTAATTGCAAATCTGACCGCGTATCGTGGCTCTCAGAAAAAACATTTTTTCTAAGCTGGCGGCAACTTAGGGGCGCGACTCTCGCCACGCCCCCTCGCTACTAATACCTACGCCCTCACAAGTCTGGCCTCGTTCCTTGGCAGGTTTCGCAATGGTGCGTCTCTGTCTGCCCACACCTTCTCTGTAATGCGGTCGTTAATCTCTGGGTGAGTCTTCAAGAATGCCCAAAGCTCTGTATCCTCTTCGAGGTATATCTTTCCGCGCGCTTCGTCTATGTATCCGTATCCTGTCCCACAATCAAATGCTTCTGGGAATTCTGCTAAGTCTACCTCTAACCAACCATGTCCAGGATCTGTGATAAATATCAATGGTGTTGTCATCTCTTTGTCACTCTCTCTCTTAGTAGCATGAATAATGGGAACATAAATCATCTCGCTCACTCCCCCTCTTTCCGACAGGGGGGGCAAATTGCGTCCCCCTCATTATTGGTGCGTAGGTTTGAGTAAAGATACTCATTGGTGCAGTATCCGCAGGTCTCCACGTAATCTTGAGCCGGTGCCATGATGTCCCCTATCTCTGTGCCCGTGTTGGCATGTCTTTAGTCTACATTAGTCATCTGACAATTGCAAGTCAAACACACATTTTGCCTGTCTCTCTCTCTTAGTAGCATCGTCGAATGAATATGATCCCCGCGCCGAATCCCATTAGAATCCCCGCAAGTACCGCTTGGGCTATCTCCACGATCACCCCCCTTCGCAATCGTGACCATACGCCCATTCTTGAGCGTCATCAAATACTGTCCACGTCCGCAAACACTCTACGCACTTAAACGCAATCGTGCTCCCTCTTAGTAGCATGATTATTTCTTCCACAATTTATTGTGGCAGTGCCGGCAACGCTCTGTGTATTCCGGCTGAATCTGAATCGCAGGATACATATTGCAATCCTTGCAAAGTGTCTGTGTCTGTGTTGTCATGATCTCCCCTTCTCTTAGTAGCACGATTAAACGAATAGTGCTACGAACAATATGAATCCGAACATGAGGGCGATACCGCCAATGATGTCCACGCCTGTCAATGGGCGTTGGTTGCGTGATGCGCGACGTGCGCGAGCCTTACTCTTTGCTGAGCGACGCTTTGCGTGGCCTATGGTTCCGAGTATCGCGCTATCTGGCATGAACCTCATTTTGTGCCCCTCTCGCTCGTTTGTGCTTGTGGTGTAACAATATCACAATGCACTGACATATGCAAACTGAGAGCAATCTTTGCGTGTCTTTCTTAGTAGCATATAAATCGTGCTACTAAAGTGTAGGGGGAGAGAATGTCAGACATGCACTCTCTCCCCTTGACTAGGATTAGTTACCGCGCGCCATAAGCGCATTACCAAACCGCGTGACTTGCAACGTAATGGCGATATTCTGAATCTCTTGCGCGCTCTCTAAACTTAACTCTGTTTCGTAGCCCTCATCATCAGGCTTACCTACGACAACGATATTACCCATGATCACGTCGGTCTGACCATATACGCTCTCCCAAAGCAGCGTGCCCACTTCATTGAGAGGTAGGCCAATCATCTTGCCCTCTTCATTGAGATAGAAATCAAACTCTTCTAACCGTACCGCTTCGATATATCCGCCGACCTCGCGCTGTAATTGTGCCAGCCCGCCCTCGCGTGGCAGGTCAATCAGAGTTGTTTCTAATGTCTCTGCGTTCACTGTCAATGCCCTCATGCTGTGTCCTTTCATTGATCACCCCCCTTGGAGTGATAGATAAATTACATCATGAAAATAATTATCTGTCAAGTCTGACCGCGCGGCGGGGATGTCAGAAAAAACATTTTTTCTGGTTCCTCGAAACTAAACGGGAGCCACGAATCTCCGCGACTCCCCTCTATTTTTCGCGTGCTACCAAAGTAGTCCGTGACTTTGCATGGACATAACCATGCCTATCAGCGTCCCAACTATGGCCAAGGATAGGACTACCCCTGTAATCGTCTTTGCTTTGTCTGTTGTCATGATGTCTCTCTCTTAGTAGCACACTGTTATGGTGTGGAGAGGGGGCGCGTGTCCCCCTCTCCGAGTCCTAATTACTTAGGCAACACCTTAAGGTAGGTGTCATGCTTGGTAGCAGCGGTCTTAGCGGTCTCAACTGCTTTGGGATCTCTGTCCATGAGCGTTGCCCAGATGTCGGGGTAGAGTCCCTCTAGTGCTTCGAGAAACCCATCTACGCTCACGCTAGTTGTTGCAACTTCTTTGACTTCACAGATGATGTCTCCCTCGACATTGAGGATAAGGCGCGCACGATCTCCCGTGGCAACTTTGATTGCAACCTTGGCAGCGTCCTCAGCCTTAGTGCACTCTCTCTTAGTAGCACGCATGTTACTCACTTGAGCGATAGCAGCGATAAGTGCGCTGTCTGCCACTACTGCGCCACGGTGCGAAACGCTAACCGTGCCCTTGTTTGTCTTTTTGATAGTCATCTTGACCCCTTCACTTTTGTACGGGCTTTCCGTATAAGTAGAACAATACACTAAGTGACTGACATGTGCAAGCCTAAACCTAAATTAGGTTCCGCGTGTTTGTCGTGCTACTAAGTAGATCTAATTAGTCCACATAAATCTGCGTAATCCGCGCACTCTCTGGCATGTTGTCGAACGTGCCCTGAACAATCTCTGCCAGTCTTTTGGGACTATGGCACTCAAACGTGAAAGTTTGTGTCGGAGCAATCCCCTTAGCCTGATCATGAATTGTTAATGTAACTCCAGTCATCTCGCTCACCCCCTCTCTTTAGTAGCACCGCTGTAACCTTATCCATAGCATCATGGCTAGTTCCACCTATGTGCCAGTCATAAACTTCATGGAATCCAACCGCGCCCATTTCGTAGCGTTTCCAGTCATAGATAGTCGCGCATGTTCCATCATCAAACATGATGCCCCACTCTGTCATGACTTTTTCGTCATTGTCGGTGCTGTCGTACAGAGGTGCGCCAAACACCTCTTCGATACGCGCTCTAGTTATGTCTATGCGCCCCTGTAAACATGTCCCATTGGCGTAGTCCAGACTCATGTCGAATGCCATATCACTCGCCCCCTTCATTCTTAGGGGCAAGTGCTAACTTTTGACCGTGCCCCACGCCCAATTTCCCGCAGCCGTATGAGATCCAATGATCTAGGCACATGTTCGCCCACGCACCCATAGTCGTGCGCCCGTCAATCTTTGCTTCTGATCCGCACCCAAAGTCACAGAATGGTCGGACTGAAACTACTGTGACTGTCCCTTGCTTTGGCATATCTCCCCGCCCCTTTCGATCCGCGTATTTCGCTGATCATTTTGTGCTACTAAGAGAATACATTAACTTTAGTGATTATGCAAGTCTGGCGAATAACTTGGCACTTCAGAAAAAACATTTTTTCTGGTCGCAACTTTCTCCTGCTACTTAATAATTTCGTTCACTCCCATGACTCACCAGCGTACGAAGGATCAAAGTCACTTGGCGCGTTGCGTGGATAACGTAGTCTGATCTGCTCGTCGCGCTCTAGTGCTTCGCCCCAGTGATTCTCGCATCTTGCAATCTCTACACCCGTACCTGACAGAGATTCGCGGTATTCCACTGTTCCCTTACATTTGTCCGTGTGGTCTTGTAGGCAAGTCATTTCGTTTCCCCTTCTCTTAGTAGCATGATTAAATATCTAGCAGCGTTATCGCGTAGCGATTGCCTGCTAGTTTGTCCTCGCAACCTTGGCAGCCCTTATTCGAGAAACCCAGATCCGTGTTTGTCGGAATAATTGTGGTGGTCGTATCGCCTGCAAACTTTGACAGTGGCTCATGCTCTGGCTCACAGCCTAATTCGTGCGCGTCGTATCCAGCAGCAGACATGACGCAATCTAGGCAAACTGCATATTCTGTCTCAGAAAATTTTATGCTCATGATGTCCCTCTTTCTTAGTAGCACAATGTAATTGGTTGGTGGTTCTCGCACTCGCACAGTTGAAACTTTATCGCGTAAAGAGCGAGTGAGTGCCAGTCAGGTGCGCTAAATGTTTCCAGTGGCTGAGTCGCGCACATTATGGCAGGACTCTTGAAATTAGTTACCGTGAAACCAGCGGAAACAATCGCCGTGTTCTGTGCTTGAGTGATGCTCATCTGATGTCCCCTATCTTGACCGCGCTTTGCGGTATGTATCCAGCGTATCAGTACTCTCTGACAAGTGCAAGACTGCCTGCTACTAACTAGACTTAGACTCATTAACTGCTTTGCGCTCGATTTCGGCGCGTGATCTGTTTCGTTTCGTGCGCCTGTCGGCAAAGCGTGGCGCGTGAGTATTGAGCGCGAAGTTTCCGGGCGCACCTACCCCGTACAAGGTGCGCCCCCTGTCCTTCTTAGTAGCACGATTAGCCATGATGCAAGTCTACCTTAGGTATCCGCGCACTAGACTCTGTTGCTTCGACGTGGTAACGCTGTACTTAACCTCTGGTACGCGCACCGTGTCACCGTATGCCCATGCAATCGGCGTGGCATACGAATAGATTACATAAACGCTGTCAGCATTGTCTTTTGCGCGTTGAATGTCGGCGCGTAGGACGCTTGCGTCATGGGTTGGGAGTCGCCCTAATGAGGCGTATTCATTCTGGACGTACTCGGCAGTCATGCTGTTGCCGGTAAAGATTTCGCGCTCGGAGATCTTGCCCTTAATGCCCGCGTAACTTAGTGCCATGATGTCTCTCCTTCGTTGTAGGTGATTGTTTGTGCTACTAAGAGAATACGCGAACTCGACACTAAGTGCAAGCCTAAGCAAAAAAAAAGAAAGGTCTGTCCAGAAAAAACATTTTTTCTGAGCGACCGGCGCAACGGGGAAGGATTTCTCCTTCCCCTGTCGTGCTACTAATCAGGTGCTTGGGATTTCTCTTGCTCTTGATCCCATAGATTCTCGCGCTCCGCGTCTATCCGCATCAGAATGTCTGCAACTGTCGGCGCGGTATCGAAGTCCAGTCCGTCGTGAATGTCGCGCTGTACTCCGAATGGCGATTCATATTCTGTTTCTGCGAATACAAACGTCATTCCGTCACTCATGACCTGCATCATGATCTCCCAGACTTCGGATCCGTTCTCGATCTCGAAGTTCACTCTCTTAGTAGCAACTGCATATCCGTTCATTTCAACCACCCACTTCTATCGCGCCTGCAACCAACATGATCGCAAGGATCCCACCTATCGCGCCCGTCAGCTTGACGGTTGCCCATACTCTTAGTAGCACGTTTTCTCCCTTCTCCGTGAGAGTCACCGTGTTCACCACCCCTCATCTTTCATCTGTTCGTAGCGCGCCTCGCCTGCATCTTGACGGTTGGACTCATCAAGTTCGTCCATTGTTGAACACCAACTAATCTCACCGCACTCATCACAGACTGTCTCGCCTTCTGTCCAGTCCACGCCGTGATCCTCTTGCACCGGCACAATCAAGTTGTAGACGACTGTGGAGACGTCTGTTTCAGATTCTGCGCGGTCTTTCCGTAGGCACTCTGTGCATACGCCTAGGTCTCCTCTAATTGTTAGCACCTCTACGCCGTCATACTTAGTAGCAACTAAACCAAACTCCTCGCGCAGATCCTCGCGCACTTTGTCCGTGATTAACCGATAGTTGTCTAGGTCGGTCTTTGTTGTTTCGTACCTGCGACTCATGATGATATCCCCTCGCCCAGCAAGTCCTTAACGTCCGTTAGTGCTTCGCGCTTGCCTTTCATTGACCGCTTGTATGTCTTGCCGGTTGCTTCCTCGATAATCGCAACCGCGTTTCGTGATCCGTTGCGAGTGAGTTCCATCGCCCCGTTGCTCTTTAGATACATGTCCAGTGCTTGCATGGAAACGAATAACCGTATCCGACTGCTTTGTGGATTCAAGATTGTTGTCATCTGGTGTCCTTTCGTAGGTGGTGTGTCCAGTTTATCAGTTCTGACCGACAATGCAAGCCTGCCCCCTGCGCGCCGTGTCGTGCTACTAACCGATTGTGAGAGGATCCCGATTGGGGATCCCCTCACGCTCCGATTACTTCGGCATAACTCTGTAACTCACTCCCTCTTTAGTAGCAGCGACCTTGGTCAGTTCGATCGCCCTGGGGTCGGAGTCCATGAGTACCGCCCACTCTTTTGGGTACAGCCGTTCTAGTTCGATGATGAAGTCATCAAGTTTAGTTGTTTCGGCAACAACTTTGATGATCTCGCAAATTACGTCCCCGTCCTCATTGAGGATAATTCGAGCGCGGTTCCCAGCAGCCTGCTCCACTAGATCCTTGGCGGTCTTTTCTTTGTTCGTGCATTGCTTCTTAGTAGCACGCATGTTGCTGATTACTGCTACTGCTTCGGCTACCTCGCCGGTTGCAACCAGCGCGCCCTTATGGGATACCGATACGGTTCCCTTGTTCGTTTTGCGTATAGCCATGTGGACTCCTTGCTCATCACCACGGGCTGTCCGTGATGTGTTCAGTTTAGCAAAGTAGAGTCCAACATGCAAGCCGTTATCGAAACTTGATCGCGCGCCGTGTCGTGCTACTAACGTCAGACAAGTCAAACCCCCCACGCCTAAACATGGGGGGTGACTTTGTGCGCGTGCCGGACACGAAGGGGACAACCTTCTTAGTAGCACGCGCTACATCTTGCGCGCCGTTGCGCTTGAGATCGCTTTTTCACATGCAGCACCGATCTTGTCGGCAGCAGCCGTTGGGCTAAACCTGCCGGATAGTACGACCGCGTTGTCACCAGCCAATGCCCTAGCCGTTGAACCTTCGTCAAACGGTAGCCATACAACCGCCACGCCCTGTTCAGCGCACCGCTTGACCCAGCGTTGGGCAGCGACCGCCTCGTCCCTGACATAGTGACCGTCACTAACAACTACCAGCAGTCTTGCACCCTCGCCGTTTAGCAGGTTGATCGAACCGTCAAGAGCAAGGAAAGCGTCATTAAACTTTTCGGTTGCGTCGGAAGCGGTATAGACCTTGACCTGATCCATGCGCTCGCCGGGTCGAAGTGTGGGGAATACCGTGTTGCCGTAGTAGACCATTGCAGCCTTGCCCTGAACACGGACGGCAGCCTCGCTCAAGACATATGCCGTAGTTGCCATTGGCTCCATAGCGTCGCCCATTGAGCCGGAGATATCCACCATGACTCCGATAGTCAATGTGGGTTCGTCCGTTTGTTTGCGAACCTTCTTGCGCCATGCCTCTGGTTGTGTCATCACTCCGCGCGATTTCATGGCAGCACCTTGAACCGCTGTTCGTGCGCGAAGCCGTCCGGGTGGAGTAATGCTTGACACCTTGGTCACATCACGGTCGCGGTACTTTGCCTTCTCCAACTTAGTAGCAATAATTGTTGCAGCGATCCGTTCATCTGACCGTGGATTTCGGGTCTCTTTCAACGTAGAGAATGTTCCGGCTCCAACAACTTCTGCCGTACCAGATCCAAAGATTTTGCTCGCCATTTCTTTGGCATCTTTTCTCTCTTTGGATTTGTCTGACTTTTCTTTGACAACTTCTTCATACTTTTCCATTGTCTCCGCGTCGCCAAGTGAGTCACTGTTACTAACGGATACGTTGTCGGCAGCCTCGTTTAATGCGTCCATAAGATCTTCCATAAACTCGTTGCCTTCGCCTTCGCCTTCGCCTTCGCCTTCGCCTTCGCCTTTGCCTTCGCCAGAGTCCGGGGAACCTTCGCCTTTTTCCTCTGCTACCTCGCGCACAATCTTTGCCCACTCAATCGCAATCGGGTACATATCGGTAGCGTCATAATGATAGCCATGCCTCTGTGCCTTAGTAGCAAGATCGCGCAACTCTGCAATCACATCTAGCCCTAAGTATTCGTCAATCAAGTCCGTAACTTTTGCGACATCTCGAAACTTTAGAATCCCAAGATCAACACGCGCCCAAACTAATGCGACCAGTAGGGCAGCCTTCTCTGTGCTACTCATCTCTGCAAACTGTTCGCCAGCGTCTGCGATAACAATTTCCATAGCGCAAGTCTCAAGGAAAGGCTTTGCTTTTGGATTCGACCGAATACCGTGTGCTTCGATCCGACTTTCCTCTAGCAGCATCAAAGCCTCAAACTCATCTTTCTTTAGATCTTTTCGTGCCTCTAGTAGATCCCACTTTGAGAACTTTGCATGAAAGGCTTCGTGCAAGATCGCACCGACAGCGCGTGGAAACTCGTAGCGTCCTGACCGCGTAGTCAAGTCAATGTCGGCAGGCTCTACGCCATAACCGAAAGCAACGTCTACGTTCACCTCAACCTCTGCGCTTGCAGGTATGAAACATGCAGGGGCTTCTCCACCAGCACCAGATCCAACGTAGGCAATAATGTCTGACCGATCTGACCACTCATTTGCGAGTGCGCCAACCTGACTGCCAACTCTCAACCACTTAGGGTCTGTCATCTCTGCGCGTGTTCCGTCAATTTTGTAGTGTCCCATTTTGTGTCCTTTGTTTAGTGTCCGATTACTTATGGAAAGCGTATCACCATGCTACTAAGAATGGAAGGGTGGGGGAGTCAGCACCTACACCGACTCCCCCGATCTGCCAGATCGAAGGATTAGATCTTGGCAGGCTTGCACTCACTACCGAACGCTCGCGTCAGTACGTCAGCGACGACTGGGCGGTCAATTTCGGGTGCAGCAGCGAGTAGGTTTGATATGGCGAACGGGACTCCGAACGATACGGATATATCGCGGAAGGCCAGTAGTTCGCGCATTTGTGGAGACCATGAAACTTCGTGGCTCGCTTGCTTCTTGGCTAGATTCTGTGCAGCCGTCACCATAGTGGTGCTTACGCCTAGTTTGCGTGACAGACTCCAATCTGTTGTCATCTCTGCCTGAATAGTGAACCGCGACAGCAAAGCCTCTGACAACCGAACGCCGGGTGCGTTTGGGTTAGTAGCAGCGATTACATAGAACTCTGGGTGAGCCTTGACTGTGCCTCGCTCTGGGTTTGCGGTGACAGTGATCTCGCGCCGTCCGTCCATGAGTCCGTACACAATGGAGAGAACCTTCGGATCAATGAGTCCGACCTCATCTATGAAGTAGACTCCACCAGTTTCGGCAGCCTTTAAGAGATCGCCGTCCAACCACTCGAAGCCACCACTAGGTGTCTGAATATATCCACCGATCATGTCTGCCACTTCGGTATCGCCAGTCCCCAAGATCGTGTAGATATTATCACCGAAAGCAGCCTCAACTAGTGCAGTCTTTCCGCAGCCGGGTGCGCCGTAGAGCAGCGAGAACATTGGAGAGCCGGAACTTTCTGTGAAGGCTTGCGCCGTAACTTCACGCGCCTTGCGTAGGGCAGCGACATCTCCATGCTCTCCCCATTCGCGGGTGTGATAGATCATTCCATTAGGTCGCAGATATTCGGTATCTGCATCTAATGACTCAACGGTGGGAAGTGCCTTTGGAGTCTTTGGCTTGCGTGTCCCATTTGCAGCACGTTCGACGTACCGACCCTGTGGCAATACCTCTGATGACAATTTCATAGCAGACTCTGGTACGTCCATTTGTGCAGCGACTTCGACAACCATGCTCCAGAACTTTGTTGGCTCTGAGACTGATCCGATATTTGCAAACTTTTCTGATAACATTTTTTTATCCTTCGGCTCGTTGCTACTAAATAGTGGCAAGTGTAGGTGTTGTGGTTATTTCTTCATTTACAACGTCAGTTGGATATCCCGGAATCATTAGACGGGATTGCGTGATGCGATAAAGCAATTTGGTAGGTGTCTTGTTTATGGAGATATGATCCATATCCATTTTGGAGACCTCAACCAGAATTGGATCTGCTACTAAGAACCAATCTCCGCGTGCCAGTTGCTCGAACAATGACGAGGCGTACCTCATGCGATTGTCGCAGTAGATCTCTTTTAGAGCGTCTACGTTTGACCCTGCGTAGGTTGTAATTGGGTCAGTGGTAGATAGTGTGCTGAAACGCCATTGCTTGCGTGGTGTAGATAGGCTGATTGTTCGGCGCACAATGTGCATCTGAACCTTGTCGCCTGCTGTGTTGCGTCCGTCAGGAGTAACAATAACCTGCGTGGTGGTGCCGGGGCGTACAAACTCGCCATAAACGGCGATCCCCTGAACTGACTTAGTAACGTCCATTTTATTTCCTTCTGTCGTTTAGTAGGTGTTTTCCTTACAAGAGCAAACTTACAGGTTATTCGAGTACTTGTCAAATCTATATCGAAGTTTGCGTGTTGCTACTAAGTAGATACGCAACTTTGCTACTAAATACGAAAGTCCCCACCTCACGGCAGGGACGATCATATAAATCGTGCTACTAAGGAATATCTATTCCCAATTTCTGGAAGTAAGTATTGTAGTCATCTGTTCGACCACCCTCAATCCAATCGGAGATCGTTCGACCGGCAGTAGGGCGCAACTCATCTGTCACGCCATCTAGCAACTCGAAGTCAAGGTCTGTCCATGCAGACGTATCTACAACGGTGAGACCTCCTGCATTCCCGTAGTTCCCGTCAGTTGCGAAGTAAGTAAGTGATGTCACGTTACTCATATTAGTGCCTCCATTTCTATTTCGTTTTTGTCAATTATCATATTCGGATCAAACTTAGTCGGGCAATCATCAAACGGAATATCATCTTGATCTTCTGCATCTTCGCAATAGCAGTAGTCGCGCCGTTTCATTGTGTCCTCATGTGTCTCTGGGATATCCCACGAATCATTGACGACAATCTCCCCGCCCGTAATCTCTAAGTCCTCACCGAAACCCTGCTCTTCTTCCCAGAAGAGTGTCATGTTTAGCGTTGGGTATTGCTCTGCCAACTTAGCAAGTACGATAGTTGGTGGACTCCACGCCGTTTGGAAGTGGTAGGAAGCCTGACTCTCCTTCTCTCCGTGAGTTACTTCACTTGTAGCATCACAGGCTTCCCACTTAGTATTCCAGTGGGTGTTGTTCCAGCCGTACCAGAACGGATGTGCGCCTGCGCGACCTTCCATAGACTCGTTGTACTTACCCAAGTCCTCGCCTTCAGGCCGTGAGATATTCCAGAATGAGAAATCTTGATCTGTGACTACGGCATCTACCGCAATCATCTTGCCGTCTGCCCACTCAGAACCTTTTGTGGTGTAGGGGGCAGATACCTGCGCGACTAGGCGCGTGATCTGCTCTTTGTCTCCGGTAATGTTTAGGCTGTTATGAACCCAGTTTGGCATTTTGTTCTCCATCTCTTGTAGGTGTTTACCTATTATAGAGGTTTACTTTCACGCGGTCAAGCCGCGAGATCACTTGCTACTAAAGAGTAGACATTTTGCGGTTTTCCAAGATGGCCGCGCAATTTGTCTAAAGTTTCGCTGTCTGTTACCCACTCGAAGATCGTGCCGTCCGTGTCTTCAACTTCGATAAAGATTGGCATTGTCTACTCCTGGTTTCTAGTTTTTGTCGTTTTGTCGTTTGTTTTTTCGTGCTACTAAGAAAGGTGAGTCCCGCCAGAGGACGGGGGAGAACTCTGACGGGACTCGTTGTTGGGAGAAGGGGGGTTCTCTACCAACAAGATTAGAGGCTACCGAATCGGTTGCCCGTTGTCAAGCCGTGTCACCACGATGCTTGATATGTCAAACTCCAGTCCCAGCCCTCGCCGGTTTCTGGAAGTTCTTCGAGGATACGGTCTATACCTTCGATTGTGTCCTTCAGATCTTGAATATAGTAATCGTCAATTTCTGACCCACCGAAGAAGAACCCATCGGATGGGGGAAGCACCGTACGCGCATGAGTATCAAGAGACATACCTGCTGGAACACTCATAGCGTCTACGCAAAGATCGCGCAACGTAGTTATATTTTCACGGGTTACCGGAATTACTTGGCACTCGTCCTCGCCGCCTGCCAGTTCGTTGACAAACCAGCCGTGGATCGCGTTTGCCTTGCGCCAGTAGAGTGCGGTTACTTCTACTGTGACATATTTGCTGTTCGAATTACCGATCTTATCCAGCCCTGCCGCCGCCATAATTGCGTCGTATGAAGCGGATTCGGTGTCGTTGATATACGAGCCGAAGTTCTTACTTACTCTCAAGTACTGATCTAAACCCATTGTCTTGCTCCCGTCTTAGTGTAATGTCATTTGGTTGTACGGCGAAGGAGCGAGTCGTTAGGGGTCGCATACCCTCGCCGTACAAGTTCTATTATTACATTTTTTCTGGCGGTTGTCAACCTTCTAACTCGTGCTACTAAGAAACATCTCAGTCCTCTAGTGCTTCGTTTACTCTCTCACGGATTAGTTCTGTCATCTCTCCGTTTACGTTTTCCATATCTCTGTGCTCTCTAAACTCCATAAGTGCAACAGCGGTTTCCCATTGCTCATCGCTTAGCACGCCGTCTTCTGTCATACCGGCTCCGAAGGTCTTGTCCCAAGAAATCAAGAAGATATCGTCCTCCGGTTTGTAGTGGTCGTTAAGTTGCTGAATTAAATCTTTTACTTTCATTTCGTACTCCCGTCATTTGGTGGCAGTCCCTCTGCCTAAACTATTTTTTAGTCGCGCTGAATACTATGTCAGCCTTGCCGAACACACATAGGCGGCACCTACTACATGCCGATCCTTCGGTTGTGATTAATCCGAACGCCTGCGCTTTATTATTCTCTGGGCAC